GGTATCGCGCGAACCCCGGTCTTCCTCGCTGCAAGAATGAAAAAATGAACTTGTTTCCACATATGAGGCTCTGAAAACCGAATAATCTGAGGCTATGGACACCCGAAACAGCCCATAAAATCGGGATTCGCGGGCCAGATTGATCGCTCAGGAGAGGGCTTGAGCGGATAGCAAAAATGATCATCGGACTTTGCGGCCTAGCCGGCTCGGGCAAGAGCACCGTCGCTGGGACGCTGACGGGGTCGTTCGACTACAACCGGCTCGCCTTCGCCGACCCCCTGAAGGGGATGCTCACCTCGGTCGGTTTCACCCGCGAACAGCTATACGGGGCCGAAAAAGAGGCCCTGATCCCCGACCTTGGCGTCACCCCGCGCCAGGCGATGCAGACCCTCGGCACCGATTGGGGCCGGAAGACGATCAGCCCCGACATCTGGGTCAACCTCTGGACCCGCAAGGCGCGCGATCTCCTGGCGGCCGGCGCATCCGTGGTCGCCGACGATGTCCGATTCCCGAACGAAGTGGCCGCGATCAAGGCCCTGGGCGGTCAAATCTGGCGCGTCGAACGCCCCGGCACGGTCCAGATGACCCACGAGAGCGAAAAACACGACCTCGTGGCTGACCTGACGATCCGCAACGACGGCTCGATGGCCGACCTGTCCTGGGTCGTGGCCGGATTGGCGCGCGCATGAGGGTCAACCGCACCGAGTTGGCCGAGGTTCTCGGCGTCTCCATGCCGACGATCACCGCCTGGATGGGTGAGGAGCCTCCGCTCCCCTATGTCGAGGGCGGCGGGAAGGGGAAGCCCTACATTTTCGAGACCACCGAGTGCATCGAGTGGTGGGCGGAGAACAAGCGCCGCCGCGCCAGGCCCGCCATCCCGAACGCCGACCCCTTTGCCGACCCCGCCGACATGCCGGAGTCGTTCGACGAGGCTGAGCGCCGAAAGATGGTGGCTAACGCTGACAAGGCCGAACTCGAACTGGCCAAGGCGGCCGGCCTTGTCGTCGAGATCACCGACGTCGCGGCGGCCATCGCCGAGATGCACGTCCGCGTGCGGACTCGGCTCCTCGGCATCGGCAACAAGGTCCGCGTCGCGGCCACGGCCTACTTCGGCGGCGACAAGGCGGCCGAGGAAAAGATCGTCGCCGCCGTCGAGGAGGTGATCGCCGACGCCATGGTCGAAATCCGCGACAACCCATTCGAGGATGACGAGGCCGTCGAACCGGATGAGTGAGGCGCGGCCCATCGCTGTTCTGAAGCGAATCCGCGACGCCCAGGTCAACGCCCTGCACCTGGCGCTTCGCGGATCGTTCGCGCGCGCCTACGCCCCGCCGCCGAAGATGCCGCTGTCGGATTGGGCCGACAAGTACCGCGTCCTGTCGCCGGAGGCCGCTGCGCTCCCCGGCCGCTGGAAAACGTCGAACGAACCGATGGCCAAGGGCGTCATGGACGCCGTCACGAGCCCGCTCGTCGAGAAGGTGACGGTCATGGCCGCCGCCCAGGTGCTCAAGACCGAGTTCGTGCTGAACGCGATCGGCTACTACGCCCACGGCGAACCCGGCCCGATGCTCGTGGTCTACCCGACCGTCGAGGCGGCCGAGATGTTCTCGAAGGAGCGTCTCGCGCCGATGATCCGCGACACGCCGGTCTTGCGGAAGGTGTTCTCCGAGCGTGCCCGAGAACAGGGCGACAAAATCCTGCAGAAGGCCTTCCCCGGCGGCCGTCTGAGCATGGTCGGCGCGAACGCCCCGGCCGGCCTAGCCTCGCGCCCGATCCGGTTCGTGCTGTGCGACGAGGTGGACCGCTACCCGGCCAGTGCCGGCGGCGGGGGCAAGAAGGGGGAGGGCGACCCGGTCGGCCTGGCCGAGGAGCGGACGTCGACGTTCGCCAACCGGAAGATCGTGCTCGTCTCGACGCCTACGACCAAGGGCTATTCGAGGATCGAGGCGTCGTTCGAGGAGGGCGATCAGCGCCGATTCCATGTCCCCTGTCCGCATTGCGGCGTCCGCCAGGTGATCACCTGGGCCGGCGTGAAGTGGGACAAGAACGAGGATGGCGAACACGATCCCGCGACCGCGCGGTTCGTCTGCCAAGCCCCTCACGACCCTGAGACGGGCGAGGTGTGCGGCAAGGCGTGGACCGAGGCCCAGCGCCTCGACGCGCTGGCGGATGGCGAGTGGATCGCGACGAAGCCCTTCAAGGGTCACGCCAGCTTCCACGCCTCGCAGCTTTCGTCGAAGCGCGTCCCGCTCTCCCAAATCGTCAAGAAGTTCCTCGACGCGAAGGGGTTCGTCGAGAAGCTGAAGAAGTGGACCAACCTATCTCTCGCCGAGACCTGGGAGGAGGGCGGCGAGCGTGCCGACCCCGAGACTCTGTTCGGCCGGCGTGAGGATTACGGCTTCGCTCCGCTCCCCGCAAAGGTCGCGCTCCTGACGTCGGGCGTCGACATTCAGGCAAACCGCTGGGAGGCGGAGATCGTCGGCTGGGGCGAGGGCGAGGAGTCGTGGTCGATTCAATACAAGGTCCACTACGGCGACCCGACCTCTCCGAGCTTCTGGGAGGCCCTCGACGACTTCCTCTTGCAAACCTTCGAGCATCCGCTCCTCCCCGCCGGCCAGGCGCTCAAAATCGACACGGCGTGCGTGGACTCGGGCTTCGAGACGTCGCGGGTCTACGACTTCTGCCGCCCTCGCTTCAGTCGCCGGGTGTTCGCGATCAAGGGGCCGTCGTCCAGTATCGGCCGCCCTATCTGGCCCCAGAAGGCGACGCGCAATGCAGCCAAGGCCGTCGACGTGTTTTTGATCGGCCTGGATGACGCCAAGACGGCGATGCAACGCCGGCTCCTCCTGACTGAGCCGGGCGCGGGCTATTGCCATTTTCCGAAGCGTGTCGAATACAGCGAACAGTATTTCGAGCAACTGACGGTCGAGAAGCGGATCATCAAATATAAGTTCGGCCGCCCCTATAACGAGTGGCACACGCCTGACGGCGCTCGAAACGAGCCCTGGGACTGTCGCATCTACGCTTTCGCCGCTCGTCGATCATCTCCCGTAGATGTGTCTCGCCGCCTTGCTGAATGGCGTGGCAACATGAACACTAGGACGGCCGCGCTCGAACCAACGAGGCCAGCGGTCGCGCCATCAGGAGGGAGGCGAGTCAGGAGCGCCGGCGTTAGCGCTTGACCCATCGAAAGAAGCCACCTATGACTTCTTTCCTAACGGAGAACATGATGACGAATGCACTTACCCCGCTCGATGTCGCACAGGTCAGGAACGACCTCGGCCATCTGTGGGGCCTCGACCGTACCCTGAGCCGCGCCGAACTGGCCCGTGCCCTGGACCTGTCGCCCCGCTACGGCGGCTCGCACATATCGAAACTCGAGGCGGGGAAGACGACTCTCTCGGGTCCGATTGAGGTCGCGTTAAGGATGATGTTGGCCGGTTGTCGACCGCACACCATGGACGACGTTATCAAGCCGGGTTACCCGAGAGGAGCGTTGACGTGAGAAAGATCATCTACGGCGCGGGTGTCGTCTCCGCCGCCTTCATCGCCCTGGTCGCGTGCATCGAAGGAAGCGCGCCCGTTCAGACCGCCGAGGCCGCCCCGGTCGCGACCGTCTCGCGCACCGCGCCGCCGGCGCTGACGGTCTGTCGGGCCATGCACGAGCGCCTCCTGAACGGCCACAACGCCGCCAACGCGGCCGACCTCGAGCGCGAATGCCTCGCGGTGATTAACGAGGTCGACGGCGCGTGCCGCACCTACGCCAAGGCGGCCTCTCGGCTGGGCTTCAAGGCCCAGCGGATACGGGGCGACTCCCCGATCGCGCTCGAGGGCTACCGCCTGGCGCGCGAAGACAGCGCCGCCGCGTGGGAGCGATGCGCGGCCTGAAGGCGACCCGACCCGCCCCGTAGCGTTGCCGAGCCCGCCGTAATGTGCGGGCATGGCAACCCCGGTCATCGGATCATCGACCTACTACCGCGACTCGCTCGCCGAGGTGAACGCGGCCATCACGGCCGTCACCACCCGAGGTCAGCGCTACAAGATCGGCGACCGCGAAGTCTGGCGCGGCGATCTCGAATGGCTGTTCTCTGAGCGCAAGCGCCTCGAGCCCCTGGCCAACGCCGAGGGCCGTGGTGGGGGCCTCCGCATCCGCCGGGTGATCCCGCTGTGAAGTTGCCGCCTCCGAATCTCTGGGAGCGCGGCCTCGCGGCCGTCGCGCCCAAGCGCGCCATGGCGTCCTATCAGGCCCGCGTCGCCTTCTACGGCGCGGGGCAATACTCCGGCGCGTCCTCGACCAAGACGTCGATGCGGAACTTCAATCCGCGCCCTGGCTCCGCCGACAGCGACACGATCGGCGATCTCGAGACTCTCCGCGCCCGATCGCGCGACCTGAGCCGCAACGCCGGCCTGGCGCGCGGCGCGCGGAACACCCAGAAGGTCAACGTCGTCGGCACCGGCCTCCGGCTCCGCGCCATGCTTCAGCGCGAGGTGCTCGGCCTGTCCAACGACGCGGCCGAGGCGTGGGAGGATGAGGTCGAGGTGCTGTTCCACCTCTGGGCCAACTCCAAATTCTGCGACGTCACCCGCACCCAGAACTTCTACGAGCTTCAGGCGCTCGCCTTCCTCGGCGCGTTCGACAGCGGAGACGTGTTCGCCCTTCGCCGCTACAAGGAGGGTGCGTCCTTCCTGGCGCTGTGCCTTCAACTGATCGAGGCCGACCGGGTCGCGACGCCTGACAATCTGTCGGCCGACCCGGCGAAGGACATTCGCGACGGAGTCGAGGTCGACGGCGACGGCGAGGCGATCGCCTATCACGTCCGCAACACGCACCCCGGCGACGACGGCACCCGCACGACCTTCGATCCGGGGGCGCAAGACTTCGTCCGCATCCCGGCTCGCGGCGCGAGCGGCGACCCGCTGATGGTCCACCTGTTCGATCGGGACCGGATCGGCCTGTCGCGCGGCGTGCCGGCGCTGGCCGCCGTGATCGAGCCGCTGAAGCAACTCGACCGTTACAGCGAGGCCGAGTTGATGGCCGCCGTGGTGTCGGCCTTCTTCACCGTCTTCATCAAGAACGACAACGGCACCTCGGACATCGCCACCCAGGGCGAGGAGATCGGCGGCGGCGCGTTCGGAGGCGACGGAATCCCGACGCCCTCGAACCAAGTCGCGCTCGGTTCCGGCTCGGTCGTCGAACTCGGCGCGGGCGAGAGCATCGAGACAGCCAACCCCTCGCGGCCGAACGCCAACTTCGACGCCTTCTGGCTGTCGATGGTGCGTCAAATCGGCATCACGCTCGGCATCCCCTACGAGGTGCTGATCATGCACTTCTCGTCGAGCTACACGGCCTCGAAGGCCGCGCTCGAGGTCGCATGGCAGTTCTTCATGGAACGCCGCACCTGGCTCGCCCGCAACTTCTGCCAGCCGGTCTATGAGTGGTTCCTGACCGAGTGCATCGCGCGCGGGATCATCAAGGCCCCCGGCTTCCTCGACGACCCGATCAAGCGTGCCGCATGGTGCGGTTCGGAGTGGATCGGGCCGGTGCAAATCAGCCTCGACCCCGTCAAGGAAGCGAAGGCGGCCGAGGCGTGGATCGACCTGGGCGTCGAGACCCTCGAATCCGTGACGATCAAGACCAACGGCGGCGATATGTGGCGCAATCAGGAACAGCGGGGCCGCGAGGTCAAGCTGCGCGAGAGCATGAAGCTCCACGAGAGCCCGGCCCGCCCGCAACCGCCCAAGCCCGAACCGACTACGCCCCCAGGAGGCACGCCCAATGCGGGTTCTTGACACCGCCCTAACGACCGTCTGGGCCATGGAGGAGGCCGCCCTCGAGCGGCTCCTCGACATCGCCGCTCGCCAGAACGAGACGACGCCGGAGGCCCTCGAAGCCTACCGGGCGAAGTCGATGGACCGCGCCGAGAAGGCGAAGGTGCGTGAAGGCGTCGCGATCATTGAGGCGATCGGCCCGATGTTCCAGCGCGCGAACCTGATGACCGCCATGTCGGGCGCGACGTCCTACGACACGCTTCGCCGCGATTTCCAGACCGCGATCGACGACCCGAAGATCAAGGGCGTCGTCCTGAACGTCGACACGCCCGGCGGCGCAGCCCTGGGCGTCAACGAACTGGCCGAGGCGGTCTATCAGGCGCGCGGCGTGAAGCCGATCGTCGCCTATGTGGGCGGCATGGGCTGCTCGGCCGGCTACTGGCTCGCCAGCGCCGCCGACAAGGTCGTCGTCGACCCGATGGCCGTGCTGGGTTCCATCGGTGCGCAGATCGCGACCTCCGACTCCACCGCCGCCGACGAGAAGAAGGGCGTGAAGCGCTTCCGCTTCGTCTCGTCGGTCTCGCCGAACAAGAACGCGGAGCCGGGCACCGAGGAAGGCTCGGCCGAGCTTCAGAAGACCGTCGACGCCATGGGCCAGGTCTTCGTTGATGTCGTCGCGCGCAATCGCGGCGTGGATACCGAAACCGTCCTGAAAGACTTCGGGAAGGGTGGCACTTTTGTCGGCAAGGATGCGGTGAAAGCCGGCCTGGCCGACGCGGTCGGCGACTTCGAGGCGGTCCTGGCGGAACTCTCCGCCGGCTCCAAGAAGTCGTCGTCCACCGGATCAACTCGTAAGGGAACCGCGATGAGCGACCAAACGGCCGAAACGGCCAACGAACCGAAGGCGGAGACGGTGGACGTCAACGCCGCCGTTGCTTCGGCCCTGGCGGCCGAGCGCACCCGCATGGCCGGCATCGACCGTATCGCCGCCGCGCACGCCGTCGAGGCCTCGATCGTGGCCAAGGCCAAGGAAGACGGTTCGACCGTCGAAGCCTTCGCCCTGGCCGTCGCCGACGCCGCTTCCGCCGCCCAGGCCAAGGCCGCCGAGAAGAAGCTCGAGGCCCTGAAGGACGACGAGGCCGAAGCCGGCCAAGCCGCTCCCTCGACCGGCGCGGAGAAGACCGGCGAGAAGACCGCCGCCGACATTGCCGCCGAAATCATCGCGGCCTAACCGGGAAGCCCAGAGACCATGAGCACCAACTATTCCCCGTCTCACGCCCAGGGCTTCACGAGCGAAGGCTCGGTCACCCAGGACAAGCTGTTCGACCGCGAGACCATCACCCGCAAGGTGACCCTCGACGCCGGCAACCTTCAGCGCGGCGCGCTTCTCGGCAAGATCACCGCGAGCGGCAAGTATGTCCTGTCGCTGGCCGCCGCGACGGATGGCTCGGAAGTGCCCGACGCGATCCTGCTGCACGCCGCCGACGCCTCGGCCGCCGATCAGGAAGTGATCGTCGCCATCAAGGGCCGCTTCAACGGCGGCGCGCTGATCTACGGCACCGGCCACACGGCCGCCAGTGTCGACGGCGCACTCCGCGACAAGAACATCTACCTCGAAACCATCATCGGCGCGTAAGGCCGTAGGAGATCAATAGACCCATGGTCGACGTCCACTCCACCCAGGTCTTGAACCGCGTCATCGACGAGATGCCGGATCGGACCACCTTCCTCGTCGATATGTTCTTCCCCGGCGTCGACGTGTCGGATGAAGAAACCATCCTGTTCGACAGCACCAACGGCCGCAAGCTGATTGCGCCGTTCGTGTCGCCGCTGGCCGAGGGCCGCATCGTGGCCGACCTGGGCTATGAGACGGATTCGTTCCGCCCGGCCTACGTCAAGGACAAGCGCTTCTTCGACCCGAAGAAGGGCTCGACCCGCCTGCCCGGCGAGAAGATCGGCGGCACGCTGACTCCGGCCGCACGCATCAATCGCGCGATCAAGGCCAACCTCCAAGAGCAACTCGACATGCTGTCGGGCCGCTTCGAGGTCATGGCCGGCGAAATCCTCCGCACCGGCAAGGTGGTCATCAAGGGTGAGCGCTACCCCGAACGCCTGGTCGACTTCAAGCGCCGCGCCGAGAACACCGTGATCCTGACCGGCGGTGACCGCTGGGGCGAGGTCGGTGTCAATCCGTGGGATGAACTGGACGCCGAGGCCCAGGAGCTTTCGGACGCCACCGGCTACGGCGCGACCGACGTCATCTTCGGCCTGGAAGCCTGGAAGCTGTTCAAGCCGTCCATCCCCAAGGACGCGCTGGACAAGACCCTCGAGAACGGGTCGATGACCGAGGTGCTGATGGGCTACGTCCGTCAGCCGCGCGACGGCGTCGCCTATCGCGGCCGGTCGGGCTATCTGCGCTTCTGGACCTACACCGGCACCTACACGGACCCGGAAGACGGCGTCACCAAGAAGACCCTGGGCGACCACGACGTCATCATCGGCGGCGCGTCGATCGACGGCGTCCGCCACTTCGGGGCGATCCAAGACTTCGCCGCCGGCCTGCAGGCGCGTCAGTATTTCGTGAAGTCGAAGGAGCACTTCGACCCCTCGCGGATGGAATACCTGATGCAGTCCGCGCCGCTGCTTGTTCCGTATCGCCGGAACAACGTCAAGCGCCTGACGGTGCGCTAAGATGAGGGTCCGTGGGAGAGGCACGGTTCTGAAGTGCGGGGGCGTTAAGTCGCCTCCCGCGCCCTTCATCGAACTGGAAGACGGCGAGGCCCTGGCCCTGATCGGGCTGGGTGTCGCTGAACGGGTCGAAGGCGAACTGCCGGCGGCCGAAAATCATCCCGAGGCCCCGGCCCCCGAGCCGGAGCCGGAGACAGACCCGGCGGCGAGCGCGGAAGACGCGGAGGAGGCTCCGGCCGAGCCGCCCGCGCCGCCCGCCGGGAACTCCGACGAGGAGCCGGCAAACCTGGCGCACGATCAAGAGCCGACTGAGCGCGAACAGACCATCACGGACGCCTTCGAGCTTCTGGCCGGGGACGACCTCGTGAAGACCGGCGAACGCGCCGGCCGTCCGAAGGTCTCCGCGATCGAGGACGCCACGGGCTTCAAGGACGTGACGGCCGACGAAGTGGATGCGCTGTGGGCCAACCGCGAGGGCGCGGAGTGATCCGCGCCAATACCACGGTCATCGAGGGCGACAGCGGCCTCGATTAAGGAGCCGGCCCATGGCCATCGAGACGGACGAAGACCGGCTCATATTTTTCGACGCGGATGATTTCGGGGTGGTGGCGATCATCACCCCGGCTTCCGGCGAGCCCCGCACGGTCGAGGGCATCTACGACGCCCCGGCAGTGACGCGCGGAGTCCGCCAGGACAACGGCTATTCCCGCCAGGCCGAGATCAACATGAACTCGCCGACCTTTCGTGGCCGCACCTCCGACCTGGCCGGCATCAAGTCGGGCCGCGCCTCGGCCGAGATCAACGGCGAGATGTTCGCCGTCCACGACGTCAAGCACGACGGCACCGGCCTGACGATCCTCGAACTCAAGAAGGGCGCTTGATGCACCCGCGCAAGGTCATCCGCGACGCGGTGAAAGCGCGCCTTATCGGGGCGGCACCGGACTTCGCCACGCCGGCCCAGGAGCGCGTCTATTCCAGCATGACGCCGATCGCCAACCTCGAGGCCGTGCTGGCCGACGAGGGGCCGCTGATCGCGCTCTACCTCCGTCAGGAGGACAAGATCGAATATCCGACCATGGGCGCGGACGCCGCGCTCTGGCGGACGGCCGAACTCGTCGTCGAATACCTGAGCGTCTCGGGCATCGCCGCCGGCGGGCAATATGACATCGACGACCGGCTCGATGACGCGGCCGAGACGATCGAGGGGCTGATCGAGACCCTCGAGATTCCGAACATGCTCGGCACCGAGATCAGGCTCAAGGAGAGCACGATCGACGTGACCGACGCCGGCGAGCGCATCCTAGGCGGCATCTTCCTCGTCTGGGATGTCAAATATTGGACGCACTACCGGCCCGACACCTCGACGCCTCCGCCGCTACCGACTGAGGTGGTGACCGTCCCCGATGTGACGACGGACGTGCCGCCGGAGGAGCCCAGCGGACCCGCCGGCCCGCACATACCTGGGCCTGGCCAGGGCACCGACGAGAGCTTCAACGAGGCCGCCTTCCTGCATGGGGCCGAGGTGCGCCGTGTTTAACGTCGCGCGCGATCCCGCGCTGACCGGCGGCGTCGGCTCGCCGGAGGTGACCGACCTCGAGCGACGCGCGGCCGACACGGTGAAGACCGGCCGGGTGATCGAGACCGACTACGCCAAGGCGCGCGTGCGCGTCGGCATCGGCGACCCCGACGACGCCGAGGGCTACATCAAGACGGGCTGGCTCCCCATGGCGGCCGGCCGCTCCGACGAGTGGAACCCGCTTCAGTTCGGCGAGGCCGTCGTCGTGCTCTCGGAGAGCGGCGAGCTTCAGAACGGCGTCGTCATCCCAGCGGCGATCAACAGCACCGACAACCCGGCCGTGGGCGATCGCGGCGACCTGTGGCGGAAGGACTTCCGCGACGGCTCGTCGATCCAATACGATCTGGCGTCGAAGACGATGCTGACGACCGTGGGCGGAGCGACCACAACGCTGACGGAGGACCGGATTGTCCACAAGATCGGCGACGCGACGATCACGATGGTCGACGGGAGCATCACCCTGGCCGCCGGCGGGGAGACTTTCGTAGTCGGCCGCGACGGCGCGGCGTCCAGTGGCCGGATCAGGGGCCACAACGGCCTTGAGATCACCGGCGAGCCATTCACGCACAACGGCAAGGATGTTGGGGCGCAACATCGCCACGAGAACTCCGGCGGGCCGGCTGTCGGCGGCGTCCCCGTCTAAGGCGACCGGACCCGCCCCGATTGCGGGTCGCGCGCGCGATACCTTGGCGGCATGACCGACACCTTGCCGATCTCCGTCCGCCTTCAAGACCTGGCCGAGGCCCCCGCTCTGTCGCTGAACGACAAGCTCCCCGTGGGGCAGGGCGAAAGCCGCCTACGCGGCGCGTCCCTCAACACGCTCGTCACCTTCCTTCGCGAGCATCTGTCCGACATCTTCGCGGATGGTGCGGACGGCCGCTCGGCCGAGATGCGCGTCTCTGGCGGCAAGGTGCAATGGCGTCAGGTCGGCACGGTGACGTGGATTGACCTGTTCTCCTTCACGGACGTTCAGGGGCCGAAGGGCGACAAGGGCGACGCTTTCCAAGTCAACGCCATCGGCGTCATCTCCGAGCGCGGCCAATACAACGATCAGCCCGAGAACTTCTCCTTCTTCGCCACCGACGAGGGCCTTCTCTACTTCCGAGAGGGCATCTCTGGGTGGTCGACCGGCATCCCCTTCGGTAAGGGCGACCCTGGCGCGCAGGGGGCTCCCGGTGTTGACGGTGACGACGGCCGCGAGGTCCAGCTTCAGAAGACGGCGACGCACATCCAATGGCGGCTCGGCAATACAGGGTCGTTCACGAACCTCGTCGCTCTGGCGGACCTGAAGGGCTCGGATGCTTCTGTCACCCAGGCCAACGTCACGGCCGCCCTGACGGACAAGGCCGCCTTCCTCACAGCCCTGGGTCTCGGCAACGCCGCAACTCGAAGCGTCGGCACCACGGCCGGGACGGTCGCGGCGGGCGATGACGGGCGCATTACGGGGGCGGTCCAGAAGTCAGCCAACCTTGGCGATCTGGCCGACCGGGTCGCGGCGCGAGCGAACCTCGGCCTGGGCTCGGCGGCGACCTTGAGCGTCGGGACGGCGGTTGGCACCGTTATGGCGGCTGATGATGAGAGGGCCATCGGCGTTTCGGACTTGGAAGCCCTGCGCGCCCTGTCCCCCGGCGCGTCGGTCGCTATCGACAGGGCGTTTGTTTCATGCCGGTCCAGCGCCGGAGACGGCTACGACGGAACTTTCATCTGGGTTTCGGGAGATCAATCCGCCAATGTGTCGGCCGATCCGCTGCGCGGGGTGTGGGTGCCGCCGTCCGCGCAGCCAACCGGCGCGTCTGGCGCGTGGCGTAGGCTCTACGATTTCCGACTTCGGGTCGAGTGGTTTGGCGCGCGCCCGTATTCGGAGAGCGCCTGGAAGGCCGCCAGCGGGGCCGTGATCGACAGTTCTTCCGCCTTTCAGGCGGCGCTCAACTTTGCGGGCCATGGTGGCGGCGGAGAGGTTCTCGCCCTCGGCCAGTTCTACTTGATCAACAATCTAGGGCTTCGCACTCCTCCCGGCGTCTTTTTGATCGGTTCCGGCCATGGAATGTGGTCGCCGTCGTTCCTGACCGAGCCGAAAACTTGGGACGGAACCAACCTCGTGTTCGGAGGGGCGGACAGCAACCCGATCCAGATTCCCGGCGTCACGTCCATGAAGACCGCCGGTGGTTGGAGGACCGACCCCGACAATCCCGCGCGCGTCTTCAAACTCAACTCTCTGATGAACGCCAACGCCGCCGGCTCGGCTCCGGCCACGCCAAAGGCTCTGCGCGTCGCGATCGCGAATCGTGACCCCCAAGAGCCCTGTGGCGTCCGCGATATGCGAGTCGTTCCCTGGATCGGCGCGGACGGCATTTCCGACTACGAAAGTCACGACACCGCCAGCACAGACCTGGGCGACGCTTGGGATGTCGGCGTCCTCCTGAACGATGCGGAGCAGGGACTTTACGAGAACCTCCAAATACGGGGTTACTGGCGAGAATATGGCCTCCTTGAGGTTTCGGCCGGCCAGGCCCGGTGGGGGCGCTCTGAAGGAAATGTGATCCGCAGGGTTTCGGCTCAGGGTTTTTGCGGCTTCGGTGTGCGCTCGGGTGATGTGTCGAAGGTATTGTCGACCACGACGAATAGCGTGACTATCCGGTGGTCGGATGAGAGTTACTGGCCCTCCTCTGGGCGTCTCGAACTGCTCGGGCTTGGGTTTACGACTTATAGCGGCGTGTCGCGCGCCGGCGATGAGCTTACGCTCACCGGCATTCCGATTGACCCCACCGGCGCGACGCAAGTCCGTAATGGCTATCGCGGGACAGGCTTTTCGACGGGCCTGCTGGATAGCGTTGAGGGGTGGGCGCTCTGGCACCACTCTGGAAAGAAAGCCGAAGAACTCGGCCTCGGCATCGCTAAGGGGGCGGAGTTCAGCGGCTTCCCGCTTCGCGGTCTGCATGGCCTGAACTGCTCGTTCTTCGGCGAGGACGGTGACAGCATCAACACTTTCTTCCACGACTGCGACGACATGGTGCTGGTCGGTGGGAAGTTCGAGATTGGCCACATGGTCGCATCGCCCAATGCGGCCATCGCCCTGGGCGGCAACTCACTGGCGGTCGCCGCCCAGGGCGAGACCTTGAATCTTCGACTAGGCTCCTATGTCTCGTCAAGCACTCGCCGCGATCTCTTTACCCCCCGCTCCGGCCAGTTTGATCAGATTCAGTTCAACCCCCCCGACCGGCTAAACTCGAACTTCTTGTTCGAGGCAATGTCGTGGCAGGACATTATCCATCGCCTTGCGTCGGGCAAGCTGCATCAGATTATGAGGAGCGACGGCGTGACGCCGGTCGCTATTTTCCGCGACACGGGCAATGTCGACCTGCGCGGTCAAGTTAACTTTGGTCCCATTGGCGGCAACGCCTTCATTAACTGGCAGTCAGGGTCGGGCGTGTTCTTCCGAGAGGGGCTGACCGCGCGGCTTGAGATTCAATCGACAGGGCACATTCTCCCCGGAGCGGATGCGACTCAGAATTTCGGTAGTCCCTCCAAGCGTGTGAAGGAGTATTTCGGAAGCCTTGGGGCTATCAACACGTCGGACGCGCGCGAGAAGACGCCAGTTCGCCCCTTGTCAGGGGGTGAAATAGCCGCCGCTCAGACACTCGCCAGCGAAATCGGAGCCTACCGATTCCTCAACGCCGTGGCCGAGAAGGGCGAGGATGCGCGCGAACACGTCGGGATGACCGTGCAGCGAGCAATAGAGATCATGGAGATGCACGGCCTTGATCCGTTCGCCTACGGCTTCATCTGCTACGACACCTGGCCCGAGTCCAGCGAGCCTGCGGAGTTCGACGAAGATGGGGCCGAAGTCCGACCGGAGGTCGTTCAACCGGCCGGTGATCGCTACTCCTTCCGTCACGATCAACTGTGCCTGTTTATCGCTCGGGGACAGGAGGAGCGCGTTCGCGCCGCCGAGGCGCGGATGGCGGCGGCGGGTATCTAATGCCCGGCGTAAACCGCTTCACCGGCAAGCCGCTGCTAGACGGCTGGACGCACACCGTCCAGTCGCTCGGCGTGCTGTTCACGACTCCGAAGGTGTCGCGCGTCATGCGCCGGCACCTCGGGACGAACATGCCACGCCTGGTCGACGCTCCGATCTCTCCGGTGACCCTGATCGACTTCTACGCGGCGATCGCCGAGGCGGCCAAGTACGAGCCGCGCTATCGCGTGTCGCGCATGGCGGTTGAGGGCGCGACGTCTGGCGGTCACCTCACCATCGCTATCCAAGGCGTCTACTACCCGAGGGGTCATCTAGGCGACTTTAGCGTCTCCGAACCGAAGACCGTGAAGGTGCCGCTGTGATCGACAATCTCGAAGCGTCGATCCTCATGACGCGGCTCGCGCCGCACAAGCGCGAGCGCCTGATCGCCGAGGCCGGCGGCAAGGTGATCGACCTCCGCGCCGTCTTCGCGCGCGAGCAAGCCCAGAACCGGAGGCGCGCATGACGACTCGATTCGTCGCCGACAATCTCGACCTGTCGCGCCTTCCCGCACCCGAGGTTGTGCGCGGCGTGAACTACGAGACGATTCTGGCCGAGCGCCTGGCCCGCCTCAAGGAACTCTGGCCCGACTTCGACATGGAGGGCCTCGAGACCGACCCTTCCGTCGTCCTCGAGCAAGTCGCCGCTTATCGCGAGATGCTGGGCTACGCCGCGATCAACGACGCGGCTCGCGCGCTCATGCTCGCGTTCAGCGAGGGGTCGGACCTCGACCACCTGGCGGCCTTCTACAGCGTCCAGCGCCACCTCCTGCAGGCCGCGACACCGACGACTCCGGCCGTCTACGAGAGCGACGACGACCTCCGCCGCCGCGTCCAGCTTGCGCCCGAGGCGCTCCCCTACGCCGGCATGACCGGCGGCGGCTACCGCTCACTCGCGCTGAAGACCGCGCCGAGCGTCAAGGACGTCTCCACGGTAAAGCGCCCCGGCGGCCGGGTCGACGTGGTGCTCCTGGGCCGAGCGGGCGACGGCACGGTTCCGGCCGAGGTCGTCAGCACCGTCTACTCCGCCTTCAAGGACGACGAGGCGACGCAACTCACCGACATCGTGTCGGTGCGCGCGGCCGAGATCGTGCCCTACGCCATCGACCTGAAGCTCCGTCTCCGCCGAGGCCCTGATCCAGCGCTCGTCAAGGCGACGGCGCTGAAGGCCGTCGAGGCCTATGTCGCCAGCCGCCACCGCGTCGGCCTGCCCGTCTATGTCCAGATGATCGAAGCGGCGGCCAGCGTCGGCGGCGTCGAACGCGCCGACGAGATCGGCGGCCTGGCCGATGTCGTGCCCGAGCCGTTCCAAGCGGCCTATTGCACGGCCATCACCATCACCCACGAGGTCTCTGAATGACCGACGTGACGCTTCTCCCGCCGAATCGCACGGCCTGGGAGACGGCGATCGCCACCGTTGAGGCGGAGCGCCCGATCCCGGCGCACCTCGTCAAGTCGGTGATGAACCCGTCGACGTGCCCCGAGCACCTCCTGGGCTACCTGGCGGCGGCTCTGTCGGTCGACGTCTGGGATGAGAACTGGCCCGAGGTCAAGAAGCGCGAGGTCTGCCGCGATGCCTTCCGCCTGCACCGGCTGAAGACGACCCCGGCCGGCATCAAGGCCCACGTCGCCCTCACCGGCGCGGAGGTGAAGCGCATCATCCGGCCGCCGGCCATGGGCTTCCGCTACGCGGCCATGACCGAGGAGGCGCGTGCGGCGTGGATGGAGCGCTTGCCCCAGGTCCGCGTCTACCCGCTCTATCGCCGCTCCACGGCGAAGAATCGCGGCTTCTTCAAGGGGCCCGGCGCGCCGCATCAGTTCCGGGGCGTCGGATGGCGTCGCCCAACGCGCGGCCGGTCGCTCTACGCCAAGCGCGCGACCTTCTACGATCAGGGCGTCGAGACCGAGGTCCAGTATTCGGCCTTCGACGGCGGCCTCGTCGAGCAAATCTACATTGGCGGCACCCGCCGGCGCGACTGGCGCGGCGCGGGTCACTACGGGCGCGGCTACGCCACGGCCACCGACGCCGCCGACAACGTCGTCACAATCCGCACCGATGAGAGCCTGGGCCTGACGGCCATCGGGCGCGGGGTGACGCCGATCGACGTGCGGCCCCAGCGTGTCGCCCAGGGCCGGATAGCCCCGGCGACGCGGTCGTTCTTCGGCCGCTTCCGCGCCTACGGCACCGGAGAGGAGGCCGGCTATCTAGACACGGGCAACGACGAGGTGCTGGCCGACGTCACCCTGGGGCGCGGCCGGAGCAAGCGCTTCCGCCTGGCGTCGCACGCGGCGCTGATGATCTACGACAAGATCAGCCTGCACGATCCCGACCGCATCGGTGCGCGCCGCCGCGTGAGGAGCTTCTATGGCTACGGCCGCCATGGCATCGCCGACTTCACGGCCGAACTCCGCATCAGCGTTCCGATGAAGCGCGGCGTGCGCCGCTCGGGGCGCTGGCACGGTGTCGGCTACCGCAAGGCGGCGGACATGGCTCCGCTGCGAAAGGCTATTGAAGCCGTCCGCGTGAGCAAGGCCTTCCGCGATACGGTGCTGATTGACACGGCCACTCACGGCCAAGTGCGGTTCTCGGGCGGACTGACGTTCGGCGAGTTCACGTTCGGCGAAATCAAAGAGGTCCGATAGATGGAAAGTCGCTTTATCTCCCAAGACGGGATGGATAACGACGCCCAAGACCTGAACGTCATCCAAGATCACGTTCAGAGCGCGATGGAGCACGTCGTCGGCGACGGCATCACGGATGACCGCAAGTTCGCCGGCTTCGCCTCGGTCGCCACCGGCACCGCCGAGGTGACTGTCGCCGCCGGCCGCCTGTATTCGAGCGGCAGGGTATACAATCGCGACGCCGATTTCGTGAAGGATTTCACCACGTCGCTTCCCGTTGCGACGAAGAAGATCGTGCTCGTCGTGGTCTGGGGCTCCGAGGTCGAGACCAACAGCGTTCCGCGCGAGTTCCTGATCAACGAGGAGACCGGCGCGAGCGAGCCGCGCGTTGTCGCGACCGAACTGGCGCGCGTCGCCAACATCAACGTCGCCTCCGGCACCGAGTCGCCCGACCCCGTCGACCCGATCGTCGATGCCGGCGTGCTTCCCGTCGCGCGCATCATCCTGACCCCGACCGGCGTCCAGTCGGTCGAACTGATCGCCGAGAACAAGCTCGATAGCGTGAAGTCGGTCGCCGCGCGCACCAAGTCCCTCGAGGGCTTCCGCGACGTCGCCGCCCCGCAAATCGTCTCCCTGGCGTCGGACCTGGCCACCCTGAAGGTCGCCTCGCAAGGCAATGTCAATCAGGCGGTCTACGGTCGAATGCTGGCCCGCCTAGCCGTGATCGAGGAGCAGGCCGGCATTCCGTCCAACGCCGCCGACTCCGATTGCGACTTCTTCCTCGACACCGAGGAATCGGACCTGACGCACGTCAACTTCCTGGCCAAGGTCGAGGAGGGCATTCGCTTCGCCGACGAGAACGCGAACGAAAGCGTCCTGGCGATCTTCGACGGCCTGAACCCGCGCGCCAAGATCACCGGCGGCGTCATGCTTCCCGCCTACTCCCGCTCGCGCCGCCTCGCTGTCGGCCCGCGTCAGGGCGAGGTTCAGGTTTCGGCCTACTCGTATCAGACGAACCAAATGGTTCAGAAGACCATGGCCCGCCAGCGTGTCCGCTACGGCGAGGAGTTCACCGTCTGCACGAACAGCGCGTGGTGGCAGACCGGCCAATACGACTACCTGACGTCCACGTTCGCCCGCGCCGGCGAGACCTTCGAGGTCTCCTTCACCGGCACGAGCTACGGCCGTGGCCACGAGATCATGCGCGCCCGCCGCTATTGGGTCGATGTGGTTCAGGAGACCTATTGGGACAGCGTCACGATCAACCACGCCGTGCCTGGCGCTCAGGTCGCCGAGACCTTCCTGAACTCCAACGATATGTGGCTGGACGCGGTCGGCCTGACCTTCACGCGCCTGGCCGCCTCGGGCGGCATCACCCTGGCCATCGTCGAGGTCGAGAACGGCGCGCCGAAGCTGGACGCGGCCATCTGCGTCACCTCGGTCGACCGCGCGAGCCTGGTGCTGAACTCCGAGACCGTCATTTCGATCCAGCCGACCTTCCTCGAAGGCGGCAAGCGCTACGCCATCGTCGTCATCTCGGCCGCCGATCACTGGCTGGCCACGACCCAGGGCACCAACTTCCCGCAAGGCACCTTCTTCTACGTGCTGGACGGTGCCTATCAGCAAGGCGACGGCACCCGCGACCTGTGCTTCAATCTCTATGCCGCGAAGTTCACCTCGTCGCGCGCCGTGATTGAGATGTCGCCGCTGTCGCTGTCGGGCGGCATCACGAGCCTGGACATCCTGGCCGACGCCGTCGTGCCCGACTCGACCCAGATGACCTACGAGATTCAGGTCGGGTCGGTCTGGCACCCGGTCGCCGCCGTCACCGAGTCCGTCCTGGGCGCGGGTGGAAACATCCCGCCCCTGGTCCCGCTCCGCATCGTCTTCACCGGCACGCCCGACGTGATGCCGGCCGTGAAGCTGACGGGCTCGCGCGTTCGCGTGTCGCGCCCCCGCACTTCGCTGGTCCACATCACCAAGGAGCGCACGCTCCCGGCCCCGTCGACGCAAATCCGCGTCATCGGCCGCCTGGAATACTTCGATGCGGTCCACCACACCGCGACCGCGAAGCTCCGCACGGGTGCCGGGTTCGACACGATCGTCAACGCCTCGTCGTTCTCGGACGTCACGGCCGATGATGGTTCGATCGAGCGGACATGGCTGTTCAACCTGGGCGCGGCTGTCAGCGCCTACAAGATTCAATGCGAAGCCACCACGGACTCCGCCCTGCGGACCTTCCACTACGGCTGGCGCAAGGACTACGCGCTCTAAGGAGAGAGAACGATGGCCGAGGCCACCTACAAGAAGTCCAAGAGCGGCTACTACAAGGTCGCGATTAACCGGGTCTGGGAGCACGAGGGCTTTCTCTACAAGCCCTCGGCCGGCCTAACGGTCAATGAGGACATCCTCAAGGCCATGATCGCGGACGGCGTCGCCGAAAACATCCTGCCCGCCGACTAAGGCCGCATCGCATGGCGCTTCCCGCCGAACTGGACTTCACCGCGAATCCCGCTGCGACCCCTGCGCGCATGGATCGGGCGATGGAATACATCGTCGCCCGCTTCCGCGCCGTGGAGGCGGTGCAGCCTGACTTCCTGGCCGCGATCGAGACGCTGAAGGCGGTCGGCCTTGACCGCCTGGCCGAGGCCCTGATCCCGGTCTTCGATCAGGCCAACGGCATCGCCGCCACGCTCGAGGCTCTGAAGACGGAGTGGGAGGCGGACCTCACTCGCGAACAGGTCCGCGACGACGTGACCGAGCGCGTAGTCGAGGAGTTCGCCGACTACCGCCACCGCTATCTCGGGGCCAAGTCGGAAGCGCCGACCGAGCGCGAAGACGGCTCGGCTGTCGCCGTGGGCGATATGTATTTCGACCTGGGCCTGGACGCGATGCGCGTGCTGGGTGCGAGCGGCTGGAAGAACGCCGGATCGTCGGTCGCCGGCATCATGGAGCAGTTCGCGCTCACCGCGACTGCTGGCCAGACGTCGTTCGCGATCCCCGAGGGCTACGAGCCGGGGTACTTGATCGTCTACGTCAATGGCATCGCGCTCGAGACGGGCGACTACACCGCCACGAACGGAACGACGGTCGTCTTCGCCGAGGGCCTGTCGGCCGGCGACAGCGTGTCGGGTGTGAAGTTCGGCTCGGTCAACCTAGCGACCGTCTACAACAAGACCCAATCGGACTCGCGCTACGCACCGGCCGGCCAGTCCTATACCAAGACCGAGTCCGATGCGCGTTACTCGAACGGTATCACACAGTCGGCCGCCGATAACCGCTACGCCAAGAACGACCTGTCAAACCTGCCGAACGCTTCGGCGGCGCGCCAGAACCTCGGCCTGGGTTCGGCGGCGGCCCGCAACGACGCCTTCTTCCTGAAGACCGGCGCGGGCGTCACCGGCACGGTCTCCGCCGGTACCGCCGCGCCCTCGGGTGGTTCGGACGGCGACGTCTACTTCCGCTACACCTGATGACGCTGCACCTCAGAGTCGGCGGCGCGCAAAAGGAGTGCCATCCGCATGTGCGGGTCGGCGGCTCCTGGCGCACGGTTCAGGAGGCCTTCGTCAGGGTTGGCGGCGGCTGGCGGCGGTTCTATGTGGCCCTGACCGCGTCCGCGACGCCCAACTCCGCCAGTGGATCGCGGACAGGGCTCGGCTACGTGACGACAAACTCGGTGACCGTCTCCGTTTCCGGCGGTTCGGGCTCCTATTCCTATGCTTGGTCCACTCCTGGGTTCGAGGTTGTCTCGTCAGGATCACCGACGACCGCATTCCGGTTTTTCGCGGATGCCGTTCCAACGAGCCAGAACGCCTCGGCGACATGCACCGTCACGGACACCGTCTCCGGCGCGACCGCGACGGTTTCCGTTCCGTGCTCCTTCACCGCTACTCCATAGAACGGGGGTCACCGCTCACACCGCATGGCTAACTCGCGCGCGTGGCAACGCGCTAAGGCGGTCCTCGCGACTGCAGAGGATTTGACGACTACGGCCGTCATCTCCGCACCCACTGGCCAGGTCGGCCACACCTACGCCAGCGCCGCACCGGCGGGATGGGTCTTCGCGGCCGGTCGGACGATCGGTAGCGCTGCCTCCGGCGCGACTGAGCGGGCCAACGCCGACACGGCGGCCCTGTTCGCGCTGCTGTGGGCGCTCGACGCGACCCTGTTCCCGGTCACGACATCGACGGGCGGAGCTTCGACGCGGGGCGCTTCGGCCGCCGCCGACTTCGCGGCGAACAAGCGAATCCAGCTTCCCGACCATCGTGGGCGGGTCACGGCCGGCGTCGACAATGTTGGCGGGGCCGCGAACCGGCTGACGTCGGCCGCCGGCGGCGTGGACGCCACCAAGCTCGGATCGGCCGGCGGAGCGGCGACGCACACTCTGACGACCGCTCAGATGCCGGCTCACGCCCACGGCGTCACCGATCCGGGGCACAACCACTCTATTAACGATCCGGGTCACGCGCACACCGCGTCCGATTCCGGCCACGGCCACGGCTCGCGCTGGCAACCGACCGGCGGAAACTACGGCGTCGTCGCGAGCGGAGGCTCCTACGTCGGTCGTGTCGCGATCACGGACGACACGAACCTCGATCGAGATACGTCGGTAAACACCGCCAACATCACCGTCGCCGCCGCTGGAACTGGCATTTGGAACTCCGGCAACACGACGAGCATCTCGATCCAGAACAACGGCTCCGGTCAGGCACACCCGAACACCCAGCCCACCGTCTGCGCGAACCCGATCATCAGGCTCTAGGGCTACCGAAACCGCCGCGAACCGTGCGGCACCCCGGCCTATTGTGGGCTCAACCTTTTCTAGGAGGCTTCCGCCAGATGGCGACCGATTTCCTTCACGGCGTTGAGGTCGTGACCGTCGACGGCGGTCCTCGCCCGATCCAGACCATTCGCTCGGCCGTTATCGGCCTGATCGGCACCGCGCCCGACGCCGACGCCCAGAAGTTCCCGCTGGACACCCCGGTCCTCGTCAACTCGCGCGGCGGTTACGCCGGCATCGGCGCGGGCGGCACCCTGGCCCCCGCCCTGTCGGGCATCTTCGAGCAGTTCTCCCCGTTCGTCGTGGTGATCCGCGTCGAGGAGGGCGAGAACGCGGGCGAGACCGTCGCCAACGTCATCGGCGGTGTGGACGTGAACACCGGCGAACTGACCGGCGTTCAGGCCTTCCGCAAGTCCGAGACCGAGACCGGCCTGATGCCGATGTTGCTGGTCGCCCCGAGCTTCACGAGCAATCGCCCGAGCGGCGTGACGGCCGTGGCTGTCGCCACCCAGGGCGTCGGTTACGACACGGCCCCGACCGTGACCTTCGCCGGCGGCGGCACCGACACGAACAAGATTCTGCCGACCGCTCACGCGGTGCTCGGCACCGGCACCGACGCCGGCAAGGTCGTGTCCATCGTGATCGACAATCCCGGTTACGCCCTGACCGAGGCCCCGACCGTTTCGCTGACGGGTGGCTCGGCCGAGACGCCGGCGACCCTGGGCGCTGTGACCTACGCCGCCGGGCCGAACCCGGTCGTGACCGCGCTCCTGCCCGTCGCCAATCAGTTCCGCGCCACCATCCTCGCCGAGGGTCCGTCGACGACCGACGCCGCCGCCATCGCCTATCGCGGCGATTGGGGCTCGCGCCGGGTCTACATCGTCGATCCGAAGGTCAAGGTCTATGACGCCGACCCCGAGGTCGCCGCCTATGTGTCGCAGCCAAACTCGGCCCGCGTCGCCGGCCTGATCGCCCGAATCGACCACGAGATCGGCTTCTGGAAGTCGCCCTCGAACGAGGTCGTCAACGGCGTCGGCGGCCTGGACCGCGCGATTGATTGGGCGCTGGGCGACCCGAACACGCGCGCCAACCTCCTGAACGAGAACGAGGTCGCGACCTTCATCCGCGACGACGGCTGGCGTCTGTGGGGCAACCGCACCGCCTCCGACGATCCGAAGTATGCCTTCCTGAGCGTGGCCCGCACCGCCGACATGATCGACCTGTCGATCCAGAAGGCGCACCGCTGGGCCGTCGATCGGGTCATCAACAAGGCCTATTTCGAGGACGTCACCGCCTCGGTGAACGGTTACCTCCGCACCCTGGAAGCGCGCGGCGCGATCCTGGGCGGCAAGTGCTGGGTCGACCCCGACTTCAACACGTCGGCCGACATCACCTCGGGCAAGGCGACCTTCAGCTACGACTTCACTCCGCCGTACCCGGCCGAGCGCGTCACCTTCCGTTCGTCGATCACCGACGAATACATCACCTCGATCTTCGCTTAAGGGGCCGCTCCACGATGATCCCTCACGTTCTCAAGAACTGGAACTGCTTCATCAACGGGGTTGGCTACGCCGGCCTCTGCGATGAGGCGGAGCTTCCCGAGATCGCCCTCAAGATGGAGGAGCACCGCGCCGGCGGCATGGATGGTGCCTTCGAGATCGACATGGGCCAGGAGGTCATGTCCTCGAAGCTGACCTTCGCCACCTACCCGCCCGAGGTTCTGGCGGCCCTGGCGCGCGGCGTCCGCATCCAACTGCGCGGCGTGCTGAAGCGCGACACCGACAACTCGGTCATCCCGGTCATCGTCGAGATCGGCGGGCGGCCGAAGAAGTGGACCCCCGGCTCGTGGAAGGCCGGCGACAAGGCGACCTCGGAGCACGAGATCGCGGTCGACTACTTCCGTTGGAACCAAGCCGGTGTCGACCTCATGGAGGTCGACGTCGTCAACATGAAGCGCGTGATCGGCGGAGTCGACCAACTCGCCGACGAGCGCGCGATCCTTTCCATCTAACCGACCATCCCCAGGAGAGAACTACGATGGCCGACCTGAGCGCTACAGCGACGATCAAGCTGGACTTCCCCTTTGATGCGGATGGCCAGGCCTTCACCGAACTGACGATGCGTCGTCCGAAGATGAAGGACAATCACGCCATTCAGAAGATGAAGGGAAGCGACTTCGAGCGCGGTGTGTCCATGCTGGCGCGCCTGTGCGACGTGGCCCCCGAGGTGATCCACGAACTCGACGAATTGGACGCCAACAAGCTGCAGGAACAACTGAACTCCTTTCGTGGAGACAGCGGGTCCGACGCCTGAAGGCGAGGAGCTATGGATCGCCGCCCTGGGGCTGATGAAATGCAGCAAGGGCGGCCTCACCTGGCCCGTCATCCTCGAGATGGACGTCGAGGACTTTAACGCCGCGCTCGACGCCGCCGAGGAACTGGAAAAGCGCATCGCCAAGGCGATGAAGGGATAAGATGGCTCGCGGCTTATCGGTCTTCGTTAACATTGGCGCAAGGGTCGGCTCCTCGGTGGGGTCGGCCGCCGCCGCGACCGAGCGCCGCTTCGGCCAGATGAATCGTCGGCTCCGCGTCATGGCGGCCGAGACCTCCGCACACATGCGCGCCACCGAGCGCCAGTGGGGCTCGATCCGCCGCAACGCCAGCGACTTCGCGATGGGCGTCAGCGCGCCCATGGGCGTCCTGGCGGGCCTGGGGGCGAAGACCGCCTACGAGTGGGCTCAGGTCGGGAACAACCTTCAGGCCGTCACTCAGATGACGCACGAGCAGCGTAAGGCCGTCGAAGCCGCCGCTCGCTCGCAGATCGGCAACCCCGTCAACAACCTCCGCGCCGGCCTGGACCTGGGTCGCACCGGCCTGGCCCCGGATGAGATCGCGGCCGGCCTTCCGATCGCCGTGCGACTGGCCCGCTCCGACCCGGAGAGCGTTGATCAGGCCCAGGCGGCCGACATCGTCACGAACATCCTCAAGGGGATGCGGATGCCGATTGGCGAACTCGGCCGGGCGGCCGACGTGATCGCCTACGCCGCCGCGCAATCGTCGTCCGACGTCCGCCTGATGGGCGAGAGCTTCAAGTATGCGGGGCCGCTGGCCGCCCGCGCCGGCACTTCGATCGAGGAGGCCGCCGCCGCCTTCATGACGATGGCCGACGCGGGCATCAAGGGCTCCGAGTCGGGAGTGGCCTTCCGGTCCATGCTGGTCCGCATGATCAAGCTGCCGAAGCCCGCCGCCGCCGTGCTCGCGCGCTACAACATGCAGATCAGCGACTACGTCAAGTTGTCGAACGCACCTTCCGGCCAGGGCATCATCAACAGCCTGAAGGCCTCGGGTATCGCGGCCGGCGGCGCGGCCTCCGAGCTTGATCGCATCCTTGGGTCCAATCTTGCCGGGGCCGACCTCGTCGAGGCGCTGACGAGCGCGGTTTCGCGCGGGATCGAGGGCGGCGCGGACGCCGTCGATCGCGAGATGTTGTCGACGGTGATCAGCGACGCGCTGATCGGGAGCGCCGACAAGATCAACTGGCGCAAGTTCATCGCCGACGCGCGCGCGAAGGGATGGACGACCGGCGACATCGTCAACTTCTTCGACACGCGCCAAGGCGCGCGCCTGGCCACCCTGTTCGGCGACGACCTCGAGAACACTCTGTCCAAGATGAAGGGACAGGGCGGCTCTAGCGGCTGGCTCGACAAGATGTTCGCCCTTCAGAATCAGGGCGTCGTCGGGTCGATGCAACGCCTGGCGCAGTCGATGGGGAAACTCATCATCACGATCTCCGAGGCGGGCGTGATCGACACGGCCGCCAACGCGATCGACAAGCTGGCCAACGGCATCTCGGCGCTCGGCAAGTCGAACCCCGCGCTCCTGAAGTTCGGCACCTACGCCGTGCTGGCGCTGGCCGTGCTCGGCCCTCTGGGCTGGCTCATGGGCGGCGTCGTCGCCGGTTTCCGTCTGCTCGGCGGCGCGGTGATGTTCCTTGGCCGCATGGCGGCGGGACCGCTCGGACGCTTCGCCGGCATGGTGACTCGTCTGTGGCGGCTTGGCGGCTTGGTCGCGGCCATCGGCGGGCGCGCCGCGCTCATCCCCCTGCTGGCCCCCCTGGGCCTCCTCGGCGTCGCCCTTGGGGCTGTCGCCCTCGCCGTCGCGTGGATCGTCGCCAAATGGAGCGGCATCAAGGCCTTCTTCTCCGGCATGAAGGAGGGCTTTGTCGAGGCGGTCGGACCCGAGGGCATGGCGTCCATCCAGAAGTTCGGCGAGGCGCTGCGCTGGGTTGCCGACGTTCTGTTCACGCCGTGGAAGATGCTGGCCGGTGCGATCGGTGCAGTGTTCAACTGGATCGGCCAGTTGTTCGCGCCAGCGGAGACCGAGAAGTGGCGATCCGGGGGCGAGAGCTTCGGCCGCGTGATCGGCGGGATGGTCAAGGGCCTCACCGGGTTCATCGACCTGATCACGACCGGCATCAACAAGATTCGCGAGTTCTTCGGGGCAAGCAACGCCGGCGGAGCGGCCGGGGCGGCCATTGGCGCTCAGATGGGCGCGGCCACGACCCGCCAGCGCGGCGGCGGCCTCGGGCGCGGCTCCCTGGCGCTCGTCGGCGAGCGCGGGCCGGAACTGTTCGCCTCCGGCCGCTCGGGTACGGTGATCCCGGCGCGGGCGACGGCGGCGCTGATCGCGGCCATGTCTGGCGGCATCCCGGTCCAGAGCCAGGCCGCGCCGATCCAGACGGGCGACATCCATATCCACGGGGCGACCGATCCGGCCGCGACGGCCCAGGCTGTTCGTGCTGAACTGAAGCGTCTTCAGCGCGAACAGCGCGCAGGGTTGCACGACTGATGGCCAGCGATTCGCGGGTGATGATGGCGCTAGGGGAATATCGCTTCTCCCTGCCCACCGCCGCCTACCAAGACCTCGAGCGCACGAACGAATGGCGGTGGGCCTCGGTCGACCGCATCGGTGCGCGCCCGGCGCTTCAGTTCGTCGGCGAGGGCACCGAGACGATCAACATGCGCGGGGTCATCTACCCGCACTTCGTCGCCCAGAACGCCGGGCTCGAGCAACTGTCGCGGATGCGCGCCGAGGCCGCCAAGGGCGAGGCGCTCCTGATGGTCGACGGTGCCGGCCGGGTCTGGGGCGAGTTCGTGATCACGACTATTCGCGAGGGCCAGCGGCATTTCTGGTCTGACGGCCGGCCGCGCTCGATCGACTTCGACATCTCCCTGGTGGCCTATGGCGGATAGCGTCGTCTACGAGACCGTCATCACGGACGAGGGCGACACCGTCGACCTGATCGCCTTCCGGCGCTTCGGCGTCCACGGAGCCGAGCCCGACATCCTCGCGGCCAACGCCGGCCTGGCCGCGCGCGACGCCGTGCTTCCCGCCGGGCTGGCCATCCGCATCCCGATCCCGGTCCAGAAGGACCGCCGCCAGAGCACGAGGTTGTGGTCGTGAAGCCCGTCGCGCTTCTCACGATCAACGGCCGCGACGTCTCGAGCGCCATCTTCGGCGAGGGCGGCATTCTGATCAGCCTGACGATCACCGATCAGGCCGGCACCAAGTCCGACACCCTTGAGCTTGAGATCGACGATCGGGAGGGCTTCACGGCCCCGCCGAAGGGGGCGGAGGTTCAGGCCTGGCTCGGCTACGAGCCGACGCCCGTCTACATGGGCCGTTTCACGGTCGACGAGTGGACGAAGGCCGGGCCGGTGCGGACGCTCCGCGTCAGCGCCAAGGCGGCCGAGATGACATCGACGATCCGCGCGGCCAAGACGAAGTCGTGGGACGGCAAGACGGTCGGCGACATCGCGCGGGAGATCGCCGGCGAGCATGGGCTGCAGGCTGTCGTCGCCGAATCGGTCGCGGGCCTGTCCATCGCGCACATCGACCAACAGAACGAATCGGACCTGGGCTTCCTCTCGCGCCTGGCCCGCCGCGCGGGCGCGACCTTCAAGCTGGGCGACGGCCAGGTCGTGCTCTCCGAGCGCGGGGCGATGAGCACGCTCCCGAGCGGCAAGGAGAAGCCGACGATCAGGCTGACGCCCGACATGGTCGGCGAGTGGAGCGCCACGACGGCCGAGCGCGGCGACTACAAGGCCGTGGTCTGCACCTATATGGATCACGCGGCTGGCCGGCGCGTCAGCGTCACGGAAGGCGAGGGGACGCCGAAGCACCGCGACCGGCGGCTCTACGCCAGCGAGGCCGAGGCCAAGGCGGCGGCTCGCGCCCAACTCGGCGACCTGACGCGCGGGAAGATCACCTTCGAGACGAGCGGGACAGGGCTCCCCGACGTGTTCGCCGAGGCCAAGATCGACGCCCAGGACTTCGACCCCGACGTCGACGGCGAGTTCCTGATCAAGTCGGTGACGCACAGCTTCACGAGCGGCGGCTACACGACTTCGATCAGCATGGAAACTGGCGGAGAGGGCGACGAGGAGGGCGAGGGCGACTAGACCCGTCCCGCGTGCGCGAAACCCCTCGGGCAAGGTGGTCTCATAGGAGATCGCCCCATGGCCGAACCGAACTGGATGGCATACGCCCGCACGCTGATCGGCCTGCGCGAGGTGCCCGGCGCGAAGCACAACCCGACGATCCTGGGCTGGGCCAAGAAGCTCGGCGCAAAGGTTCTCGGCATCAACGTCACCGACGACGAGACGCCGTGGTGCGGCCTGTTCGTCGCGCACGTCATGGCGCAGTTCGGTCTTGGCGCGCCGCCGATCGCCGTCCGCGCGAAGGCCTGGCGCGGCTACGGCCGCACCCTGATCGGCCCGCGCCCCGGCTGCATCCTCGTATTCGAGCGTGAGGGCGGCGGTCACGTCGGCTTCTACGTCGGCGAGGACGACACGCACCTTCACGTCCTGGGCGGCAATCAGGGCAACGCGGTCAGCATCACCCGTATCTCGAAGGGCCGCCTGTCGGCGATGGTCTGGCCGAATGGCGCGGCCCTCCCGGCGATCAAGGTTGTCCGCCTAAAGCCTGACGGCGCGCCGGTGTCGAGGACCGAGGCGTGAAGCTCTCCGACGCCCTCAAGGCGCTCCCTCTCATTCGATTCGTGCTGATGCTCGGCGGTGGCGTGGCCGGCACAGTGGTCGCGGTGATCGGCGGCGTATGGCTGGCCTTGGGCCAGGACTTCCCGCACGCCGAAAACGTATGGCTGGCCCGTATCCAGTGGGTCGGCGCTCTCGGAATGCTGTTTGCCGCCTTTGGCATCGTGGCCATGATCACGCTGGCCTGGGGCAAGGTCACGGGCCTGAAGGTCGGCAACGGCGCGGCCTCTGTTGAACTTGATTTCGACGAAGACGCCAAGACGACCGTCACGACCACGACGGAGGTTCAGTAATGGCCAACCTCCTCTCCTTCGGCGGCTTCCTCCTCCGGCACTGGAAATGGATCGCGCTCGGCCTATCGGTGGTCGCGGTGTGGGGGCTGTGCGTCACCATCTCCTTTCTGCGAGGCCAGGTGGACGCGGCTAACGCGGCGCGCGACGGGGCGGTAGCCCGCGCCGAGCAAGCCGAGGCGAACTCCGCCGAGTGGCAGAAGGCGAACGCCGACATGCGCCGTCTGGCGATCGAGGACGCCAAGGCCCGCGCGGCCGAAACCAAGGTCATCACCATCATTCGAGAACAGGCGTCCCAGGCACGCCAGGAGATTCAAGATGCGCCGGGCTCTGATGCTGGCTTCCGTTATTCCGACCCTGCTTATGGCTTCATGCGCCGGGAACCGGGTTCAGCCCAACGTGACACCGCCCCGACCCCTGCCGGCGTGGGTCGCTGACGACTTCGTTTGCGGAGCCGAACCCGCCGTGCCGCCCCAGGAAACCACCAAGGCCGCCGCCGAGACCTATCAGGTCGACACCCTCGAGTGGGGGCGCGTGTGTGCCGAGAAACTGACGCGCCGAGGTGATGACGCCCGCCGCTATGACCTGATCGACGAGGCCCCGAAGTGAGTGAGTTTAGTTGGATGTTTTCGGCGGGGATGCTCGTGCTGACGGCACTCGGCATCTACGGCGGCTGGGCTGTCGGCCGCTACAAGGGCGAGAGCGCGCACGCGATGGCCAAGGCCGCCCAGGAGCGGGCCGACGCCGCGCACGCTGAACTGGCCAGCTACAAGACCGAGGTCGTCGCCAAGTTCGCCACGATCGAGATGCTTCAGAAATCCGAGGACCGCGTCGCCGACGCCCTCAATCGGCTCGCCGACCGGCTCGACCGGCTCGTCGAGATGCGCCCAGCGCCTCGCACGCGCGCCACCCGCACGAAATAACCTTGAGCACCATCGACGAGAAGCTGAAGGACTACGCGACGCCGCGTCAGTCCGAGATCATCGACGCCCTTAACGCGGCGGCCGGCAACGAGAGCGCGGCGGCCCGCGCCCTGAGCGTGGCCCGCCAGACGGTGCAGAGCGCCGTGCGAGAGGTGAAGAAGAAGGCGGCACGGGCTGGCTATGCCCCCGGCCACTTCAAGGACGGCGTCGCCCCCGGTTACCTGATGGGGAAGGTGACGGTCCACCGCGACGCGGCTGGCCAGGTCGTCCAGACCTGGGAGCGCCAGTCGCCGGAGGAGGCCGATCGTCTCGCCGCCGTCCTCGAGGCGGTTCGCGAAGCGGCCGAAGACCTCCCCCGCCTCGCACCGCTGGCCGCGCCGGCGAGCACGCTGAAGCACCTCCTGAACCTCTACGTCTTCACGGACTACCACCTCGGCATGAGGGCCTGGGCGGAGGAGGGCGGCGCGGACTGGAACCTCGAGATCGCCGAGCGGATGGTCGTCGAAGCGTTCGAGCACATGATCGCCTCGGCCCCGGCCGCTCGGGTCGGCTTCATCGGCCAGCTTGGCGACTTCCTGCACTTCGATTCGCTCCTGGCGGTGACGCCGACGAGCCGGCACGTCCTTGACGCCTCGTCGCACTACAAGGAGGTCGTCCGCGCCGCCATCCGCATCATGCGGCGGCTGATCGACTTTGCGCTCCACCGGCACGAGGAGGTCGTCGTCCTGGCGGCCGAGGGGAATCACGACCTGATCGGCGGCGGTGTCTGGCTCCCCGAGCTTGTCCGCGCGCTCTACGAGAACGAGCCCCGCGTCACGATCGTCGACAGCGCCACGCCCTACTACGCCTATGAGTGGGGCTCGACGATGCTGGCCTTCCATCACGGCCACATGAAGAAGCTCGAGACCCTCCCGCTCGTCTTCGCCGAGCGCTACGCCGAGATGTGGGGCCGCACCAAGAAGCGCTACGCCCACGCCGGCCACTACCACCACGAGGTCGAGAAGAAGGACGTCGGAGGGATGCGGGTCACCCAGCACCCGACCCTGGCCCCGAACGACAGCCACTCGGCGCGCGGCGGCTATGCGGCGAATCAACAGACCTCGGTCATCACCTATCACGAGCGCTTCGGGAAGGTGGCTGAGAACGTGGTGACGCCCGAGATGCTGACGGGCTTCGACGAGCCGGTGGGCGCGGGACGGCTGGGGCTGCGGTGATGATCAAGCTGGCCATCTCCTTCGCCCTGGCCGTCGCAACGGCCGCTCCCGTGACCCAATACGTCTCGCTCCCGCCGTCCGAGTTTCAGGGCGGCGCTCCCATCGCAGTCAGGCTGATCACCGGCCCGCGCGCCGACATCGACCCCGCGTGCAAGTTCCTGGGCGGCCAGGTCGGGCCGGGCATGGTCATCGCGGCCTGTTACAAGAACGGCGTCATCGTCGCGCCCGATCCGTGCGACCCGTTCTTCGCCGGCGAGAAGTTCGCGGACCTGATGTGCCACGAGATCGGGCACGCGCGGGGTTGGAGCCACGAGGTCGAGTAGCGACCCAACCCGCCCCGCGCTTCGGGCGGGCCGCGCTATCGTTCTCTCGTCACCCCGGCCACGCGGACAGCCCTCGACCTCTCCTGCGATTGTGGCTCTCGTCCCGCTGAATGTCGGGGTGACACCCCCCAAGAAAATAGTCCTTGACGCGGGAATGTGACCCGTTATGGTGTTGCTTGTTCGGGTCTGGACACGGGTGCGAATCCCGTCACCTCCACCACGAACGCACAGACGGGGGATCGCTCCCCGTCGCCAGAGAGCGAAGCTGGCGGCATCTGAACCGGACTGTGCGTTCTTGATGGGGGTGATTAGTTTCGACAGGCCCAGGGCGCGGTAGCCAATCCGCACACATTGAACTGTGAACGACAACTACGACCTGTCTCAGGCCATCGCGGCCTAAGCGGAGCCCGCCGAGGGCTTGGCAACAGAACCTCGGCACCTCATTCGGGCCTCGGCCCGCATCGCGCAGACCCCGCGTCGTAGGGTCGACGGCCGAGAGAGAACGGCAAGCGCCGAGGGTCTACTCCCCCTCGATTGACGGGCTCGCAGGCCCCGGAGAGCGCGATGTCTGCGGATTATTCGCCCGAGAGGGCGTCCGATGAGTGGAGAGCGACCACTCCTTCCCGAGCCCAGGGAGTAGCACGCTCAGAGGGTGACCCGAGAGGGAGCGCCGGCTAGGAGCTTGCCGGTAGAGGGGTGGATTAGCTGGGATTCAAAACCCTGGCTTCGTCCACCCCTCGATCCAGTTGCCCCTTGGGCGAGGCCGCCAGCCGGAGGCGGGTTAGAAGTGGATGGACGTGGGGCCTTAGGGCCTTGGTGAGATGTCGTGAAAGGGCGGCGGTCGGTCCTGGGTTCGATTCCCAGTGCGGAGGCAACTCCGCGTAGCTCAGCCTGGTAGAGCAACCGCGACAGCCGCGCGACAAGGCCGGGCATCACCCGGCGGGCGTTACAGTAAGCGGCCCGCAAGGCCCCGGTCTTCGGATCGGGGCCTTCTCCTTATATATGAGAGCCTCGCTTTAGACAGGCGCGGCGTCTGGCCATCGTGACACAATAGGCGCTCAAGCCGTCCGTCCCTCGCGATGATCCCAGGTCGCCGACAGGATCGCCCAACTAGGCCGTGGGGTGCGGGAGCTTTCAAACGTGGCGCTGCGGCGATCGAGCGGCGACCCCATCCCGAGGGCGGAAAACCGGGCGCTGGCTCCCAGCGAAAGTCGACGGCCCATTTGGCGGCCATGCCGGCAACAAGCACGAGGGGCGGCCCGCACCTGGCGGGGAATGCTTCGGCCACGGCCCGACACGGGAGTCGCCCCTCGACCTTCTTGGCCCAACCGAACCACCGGATTAATCCAGAACGTCAGCCTAGCGCGCGGACCCGTTCTGTTTTACAGTGCTCTATCGGCTCCTAGTGCGGGCAGGAGCCGGGTTTTACACCTAAGTCGTTGAGAAACCACGTATGTTATCAGCTTCCCAAGCTGAATGTCGTGGGTTCGATTCCCATCGCCCGCTCCAAAATCCCTAGACATTAGAACGACATAGCTCGGTGGTCATTTCGGCCAACGCCCGAGTTTTACACCGATTTTACAGGTCTATGATTTGTTCTGTTCGCGGTTCGATCTCCGTTGACGACGGAATAAAACGGTGTATGCAATGACACATCGTTTCATTCCCAACGGATTTTCAGATGACCGAGAGACTTCAGTCCGGCGACGCCCGAGTCGGGGACGTCGTCACGCCACTTAGCTCAATCTCGCAGCATGAAGCGGAGCCCCGATTCAGGGCCGGCGAGCGGCTCACGGTGACAGCCGCGTCCGCACGTTCCGCACTCCTGACGGTGATGGACGATGGCGGAAAGAGCGGAACTTGGTCCTGCTCATGCTTTCGGTTCGTCGAGCCGAGGTCGGCCGAGCAGCTTCTCCACCGCGCACTCGGAGATGTCATTGAGGCGCTCGCGCCCCTGACGGTGGTGGGCCGCCCCGTCGTCTCGCTGGATACGGCGCTGACCTCGGCAGTCGCAAAAGCCAACACCCTCCTCGAACAAGGGCCGGGCAGCGAGGTCGCGGATTTGCGCGCGGCGCTGCAAGCTGAATGGGCCTGGCACGAACTGCGCTGGGATTTGGCTCTCGACGAAGCCCGTGAATGCTCTCATCGCGAGGAGAAGGGCGCGGCGGCCTCGGCGGCGCGGTCGGCGAACAAGCACCGGGAGCGCATGGACGCGATCGAGGCCGTGTTGCCGCGCCAGGCTCGGCAGGCGGAGGCGGCGTGATGCTGGTCGAGGAACTCCGCAAGGCGCTCGCCAAAATGCCCGGCGAGATGAACGTCTATCTCACCGGCGGCAACGGCATCGCCTCCGCCAAGCACCTGTTCAAACTCAACCTCGTCGGCGTTGAACAGTCGTGCGAACTTCGGACCTATTTCGAGGACCACACGCCCGACATGCAGGACTCGTTGATCGAGAGGCACACTGGATTCAACACCCGCGAGGAGTTGATCGACGCCTACAAGAAGCTTGTCGAGGCGCAGACGAAATCGGCAGAGCCCGCCCGATGACCGACCGCTACCTCCTGATGAAGCGCGGCCTCTACTATCGGCCCGACGCCATGGGCTACACCGGAATCAGGGACAACGCCGGCCGCTATCCGAAGGCCGAGGCGGAGACCCACGTCCACCCCGAGTCGGGCGTGACGATGATCCCCGAGGGCCGCGCGGACGAGTTTTCGCCGGCGTGCTGCGACGACCTGGCGCGCGATCACCTGAAGAAACAACGGGACGACTTGCGGGCGGCGCTGGACCTGGCGCTGATCCGCCTCGGCGCGCTCGAGCCGGGTGACAGCCGGGCGGTCAGCGACGAGTTCGTCGCCATGGCCGCCGCTGGCACGCCGCACCACAACGACGAGGGGCGCGAGATCATCCGGCGCGCGATCGAGAGGGAGTCCGCCCGATGAGAGCCGTCCTCACCAACGCGATCGAGAAGGAGGACGGCCCGTCCCCCGCCGACATCCGGCTCCGCGATGAGTTCGCCATGGCGGCGCTGACCGGGTTTCTCGCCAACCCGAATCTGACAAGTGCTGGCGACCTTCAATCGGCGGAGTCCGCCTATATCTGGGCCGACGCCATGATGAAGGCGCGGGAGCCCGATCCACTCGGCCGCGACGCCAGCGGTGTCACGCCTGGGATGCGCGACTACCTGGCCAAGGGGCGGGAGGGGGTGCGGTCGTGAGTAACCGCCGCAAGGCCGAGCGTCGAGTCGAGATCGCGCGACTGCGCGAGGAGGGTGCCGAGGCGGCACGCGCTGGCCGGCACGTTCAAACCTGTCCCCAGCGTTACATGCGGACGGAAAACCGGGCGCATTGGGAGCGAGGATATTGGGAAGCGGTTGAGCGAGAGGGGCTCCCGCACTTCCCCACCTAACCCGCCGCCGCCCGCCCCAGCTTCTCGATCTTCGCGCGGAGACGCTTGGCCCGGTTGACGTAGCGGTCGATGATCCCCTCGACCTTCTCCTTCTTCCACCCGAGCATCTCCGCGATGTCCTCGGTGGTGAGGCCGGCCAGATAGAACTTGGTGGCGGCGGTGCCGCGCGCGTCGTGGAAATGGAGCGTCCAGCCCGCCTCCTCGAGGCCGACCCCCTCCGGTACGTCGTCGCCGAGCGCCGCCCAGCACGCCTTATTCCACGATGAGCCGAACCCGCCGGCCCAGGGCGTCCCGTCCGTCGACGTCAGGACGTGGGTCGAGCGCTTGGGGATTTCGGCCAGGAGCGCGCGAAGCTCGTCGTAGAGCGGCACGACGTATTCCAGCTTGCCGCGCGACTTGCCGGTCGGCATGACGATGGCCAGGTCGCCGATGTGGCCCCATTGCAGCTTGAGGAGGTCGCCTTGCCGGAGGCCAGTCAGGCACGCCAGCCGGAGCGCCCACATGATCTCGGGGCTAGCCGTCTTAGCGAACGACGTCAGGTCTTCGGGCGTCCAGATGTGGTCGGCCCGGTCAGCGCTGTAGAGGTTCGCGATCCCGAAGCACGGGTTCGACTTGAGGCGGCCCTCCTCGACGGCGTAGGACAGCACGGCGGAGAGCACCTGTTTCCCCATGTCGGCCGCGCGCGGGTTGTCCTTCCACTTCGAGCGCCACTTCTTGATGACCTGGCGCACCTCGGGCTTGTCGAAGGTCTTCACCGACAGCTTGCCGAGGCCCTCGTTGACCCGGTCGAGCCACGGACCCCAGTTCTTTTTCGTGCTGGCGGCCAGGCCCGCGTAGGCGTCGCTCTCCTTATAGTCGGCGATCAGGCCCGACAGCTTCGAGGCGTCGTCGGGGCCGGCCGTGAGCGCGTGCCAGGCGGCGACGAACTCCTTCGAGCCCGGCTGGCCGGGGAGGCGCGGGCCGCCGCGCCAGGCGTAATAGTATGTCCGCCCCTTAGCGTTTACGCGGTGAAGGCCCTTGAGGTCGATCGTCGCCATTCTCGGTCATCCAGTTCGCGATCTCGTCGGCGGGCTCCGGTTCGGCCGTCTCCCCGCCTTCATATAAGGAAATAAGCCCGGTATGGCGGTTGACGTCAATGCGACGGACGGTGAAGCCGGCGGCCTTCGCCCCGGCGACCGCCTTGGCCACGTCCTTCTCGGTGAAGGCGGGTGCGCTCATTCTGGAAACACCTTCCTGACTTCGACGCCGGCGGCTCGGGCCTTCGCGACCATATCGGCCGTCCCGCGCCCGCCGGGGAAGGCCACTACGATGTCGGGCCGCCCCTTCTTCAGCATCTCGGAGTTGCGGATCGGCCCGGCGCGCCGGCCGTGCTTCGCCCAATCGGCGCGGTATTCCTCGAACTTCGTCCAGTTCACGACCGCCCACTGATCGGCCAGGCTGTCCGCGCCAGGCGCGCCGCCGTGGATGATCACGGTGCCTCGGCGCGGGAGCATGTCGCCCTCGTCGATCGTCATGGCGTCGAGGGTCTTGGCCAGGAGCCGGTAGTCGGCAAAATCCCGGCCGCCGCAAACGAGGATGCGAAGGGGGCGGGTCATCCCGCCAACCTCCGGCCCGCCTCGGTGAGCGAGAACTGAACGAACCCGCCGCCGAAGTTGATCTTCGAGGCCAGGCCGCGCTTCACGAGGTCGACGAAGATCAGGGCGGCGCATATCGCCTCCTCGGTCTCGAGCGGGTTGGGGAGCGTGTGCGGCCCCTCATCTCTGAGGAACCGCACGGCCATGAGGTCGGCTTCGGCGCGGGTGATGCTCATTTGCGCCCATACCCCATGTCCTTGAGCATCTCCGCGACCATGTTCCAGACATGGAGGTCGAGGCGAGGCCAGTTCTCCAACCGGCCGGTCTTTGATACCCGGCCCTTGTCCAGAGCCGCCGAGTCACGGCCAACGAAGGTCTGGCCGTCGTAGGTTCCGCGCCGCCAGTTCTCGACGCTGGCTTGACCGTCGTTGCAAATGTGCATCCGCGCCAACTCCGTCTTAGAGCCGTTGACAGCGGACCAAAGCTCAACCCGAACGACGATCACGCCGCCGCCCTCACGTCCGTCAGCATCACAGGCTTCGCGATGCCGGTGTCGTCCAGCGCGATCGGGATGATGACGCGGAGGTTCGGGATCAGCGCCGCGTCGACCATGGCCTCGGCGGTGGTCGTGACGACGATCTCCTCGTCTTCGACCGTGCGGACGGCCCCGATCACGTCATCGAAGGCGGCGAAGAAGTGAACCTCGAAGTCGGGGCCGGAGAGGATGGCGACAGGTCGCCAGGCCTCGCCGGGGAGGACGACGCCCGTCTCCTCCCCGAACTCGCGGACCATCGCGGCAAGCGCGGTCTCCCCTGGCTCGATCTTCCCGCCGATGGCGTTCAGCTTGCCCGCCTGCCAGGCGGGGCGGTTTTTGCGGACGAGGGCGACGCGGTCGGCGTCGGCGTCGAACAGAAGGCCGGCGACGTAGCGCATCATTGGGCGACCCCCGACTTCAAGGCCTCGACATCGCCGCGTGTGAGCCCGGTCTTCTCCTCGATCAAAGCGAACACCCCCGCCTCCATCTCGGCGGCCGTTTCCGCTTCGGCGACGATGGCGGGGATCGTCTCGGCGTTGCGGGTGCTGTCGAAAGCCCAGGGCGTCGGAAAGATGATCGAGTGCCGGTCGAACCAACCCTTCAGGACGGCGTCGAGCTTGGCCTCGACCTCTTTCGTGTCCGTGGTGATTTCGCAGTAGTCTTCGCCGAACGCGCCGTTGTCGTCCGCGCGCTCGCACATCTGTTCGATGATGTCGCCGGCGGACGGAAGATATTGCTCCATCGAGCCCTTGGCCGCCTCGATGATATAGAAGGCATCCTCGCCGTAGTTCTCGCGGCCGGCCTCGATGATCGCCTCGCGGCTGTCTTCCGGCCCCACGGGATAACTCTCACCGTCCCCGCCGGCGTACCATTGCCAGACGGGCTCGGGCTTCTTGTAGCAATCCGGCCGCGTCGCCAGCCCCAGCTTCACATAGGCGTCGTGAACGGCGATGGCCTGGTTCTTGGAGTCGACGAGCGCGTCGTGATGCACGCCGGCGTCGCGGTTCGGGGCCACGCCGGCCAGGTCGTAGATTGTGCGGCACGAGCGCGGCGCGCGGTGCGACCACGGATGTTTCAGGCCGACAGCGGCGAAGGCGGCGACGAGATGAGTCTCGTCGAAGTTCGGATCGTTCGCCCAGAAGAACTCGCCGCCCTGGGTCGTCCACCACAAGGTGAACTCGCCGAGCGCCTGGACAAGCGACACCTGATCGGTCTCGAGGCGGGCGCGCGCCTCCGGCGACTGATCCGCCCACCACGCCTCGGTTTCCGGGTTCACCGTCAGGCCGGCGGCCTCGCACGACTCCCGCGTGATGTTGCGGTAGAAGGTCTCGCCCAGCGCGCCGGAGATTGGGTCGAAGACGACCGCGCCGATGGAGCGGATGACGGACCCTGGCGTCAGCCCCAGGGTCTCGAGGTCGGTCATGATGTGGCTCATTCGGCCAGTTCCTTCAGTCGTTGTTTGGTGAGATGCCAGCCCTTGCAAAACTGGCAGTCGTATGCTCGGAGAAAGCCGGCCTCCTCGGCCCGTAGCTTGCGGACCTGATTGGCGTGGCTCTCATCCCTGTAGCGTTTCTTGGAGCCGCACTGGCTGTAGACGGCGGCGCGTCGAGGCTGGCGGCGCGGTCTCATGCGGCGGCCCTCAACTCCTCCGAGGTCGCCGGCCCGGCGGGCGTGGCCCAGGCGAAGCGCATGAGGAGCGCTTGCACGGCGACGGCCTCCTCGGGGTCGCTCTGAATGCGCTCCTCGGTCATCTGGCAGGCGTGCATGACCGTCGTGTGGTCTCGCCCGCCGAAGCGCTCGCCGATGTAGGGGTACGAGCGTCCGGTCAGCTTCTTCGCGACGTACATGGCCCGCTGACGCGGCCGGGCGATCTTGCGCGTGCGGCGCTCGCCGAGGAGATCGGCGCGGCTGATCTCATAGACCTCGCACGCCTGCACGATGACGTCGTTGATGAGGACTCGGTTGATCATGCGGCGACCTTCTCGGTTGCGGGCCGGCCGCGCTTCTTCGCCGGCGGGCGGCCCATGCGCTTCGCGGGGAGCTTCGCGAAATCGGCGATCATGTCGGCGAGAGTCTCGTAGCCCCGGCGGCCGTGCGGCGTGCGGTTCTTGGCGATCATCTCGAGACGGCCGACTCCCTGGCCGCCCAGGATGGCGACGACGCGGTTGGTGATCTCCGGCGTCGGCTCGAGCGGCATGGCGATGTCGAGCGCCTTCAGGAGGCCCGACGACACCGGCGCGGCGCGAGCGGCGACGCCGATCTTCAGGAGCGCCGTGAGCCGGGCCTGACCGCGCGACCTGGCGATCGAGAGCATGGTCCCGATGGCCATGGTGTCGCCGACCATGAAGGTGCCCTTGGGCGGCGGGAGGGCCAGGAGCGACACCTTCGCGTCGGACATGGCGCACTCGACGGCGATGGCGTCATCGTCCTGGGCGGCGACTTGGGCGGCGTAGATCGCGGCCGGGGTGAGGGCGATCCGGTTCTGATTGATGCCGAGGAAGCCCGAGGCCTTCTGGGCCAGGGTCTCCGCGTCCATGATCAGGCACGGGAGGAAGGGGATGTTGCCGTTCGACGCGGCGGCGATGGCGGTGTGCTGGCCGTCGACGACCTCGAAGACGTTCGGGTCGTCGGTGCGGGCGACGCTCGGGGCCTTGAAGCTGGCCCAATCCCAACCGGCGGCCATCTTCCGAATCTGGCGGATCGACGCCTTAGAGAGGTCGCGCTGATAGTCCTCGTTGACGACGAGTTGGCGCGGCTCGAGGAACTGAATCTCCGGCGCGGGGCCGGGCTCGTTGCCGGCGATCTTCTCGTCGAGTGCGACGATGGGGCGGTAACCGTTCATGTCTGTCTCTAGGCTGCGAAGTAGATGTCGAGGGCGTCGCGGGCGCGGCTGACGCGGCTTTTCACCGTGCCGACCTCGCACCCGAGTTCCTGGGCGGCGGTGTCGTAGTCTTCGCCCTCGGCGATCAGCAGGAGGGCCTCGGATTGCTCCGGCGGGAGGATGGACAGGGCCTTGAGCGTGTCCTCGAGGTCGAGGCCGTGGAATGGGTTGTCGGCCGCCATGACCGCCTCGGCCTGCCCCTCGGCCATCTGGACGCTTCGCCAGGCCCGGCGGCGGTCGCTGTAGAACTGATTGCGGAGGATGAAGGCGAGCCAGCCGCGCATGTTCGTCCCCATCTGAAACGAGTCGCGCGCCCGAAGCGCCCTCTCCATCGTGTCCTGCACGAGGTCTTCCGCCGCCGTCGCGTCGAAGGTCAGCTTCGTCGCGAACCGCCTCAGATACGGCATGTGCGAGACAAGCTCGTCGGCGAACGCATCCATCACGCCGCCACCTCGAATAGCTGGGCCTGATCGGGGTGGACGCGCTGGCGCTTCGGCCGCCGCGTCGGCGTGATGGTGGCGACGACCGGACCCTCGGTGCGGGTCAGGATCGGCGCGGTGCAGACGGTCGCGAGAAGCTCGTGGAGAACGGCGTTCTCGTCGCGCCACTCAGAGGCCAGAGCCCGAACCCCCTCGCGCACGTTCTCCGGCACATGGTCGATGCGCGGGACCGGCACGAGCGCCCAGCCGAGCACGCCCAGGCACGCCTCGATCGTGGCGAGGCCGGGGGTGTTGTTTGTGCGCCAGGCCTTCGTCGTCGAGCGGAGCACGCCGGAGGCGTATTCCATCTCGTCATAGGTTATGCCCTGGCGCTGCATCTCGGCGAAGATGACTTTCGCGAGCGGGTGCGCGTGCTTCGGAACCGTGACACGGCTCGGGCGTTTCGGAGGCTCGGGCTTGCGGGCCATGGGCTATTCTCCCCAATACTCGCGGTCGATCTCGATGACCTCGGCCGGTGTGGGCCAGCGGCCCTCGAAGTCTTCGAGGACGGAGTCGTCTTCGAGGTAGGTCGTCAGGACGGCGGCGTAGTCCCACGACTCGAGCCAACCGAAGGCGGGCACGGCGTGGATGAGCTTGAGGCGGACAGCGGCCTCGAGACGCCAGAAGAACAGGCGGATGAAGGTGAGGGCGGTTTTCAGGTCCATCCCCGTCACCCCGCCATGATCGAGTTGGAGCGAAGGGCTGCGATGCCCGCCGCGTATTCCGGCGCGCCGCCCGTGACGATGACGTGGTTCAGCCGCGACCCGTGCTGACGAATCTCGATGTCGTCGTCGGGAGCGCCGGCCAGGATGGACATGAGGTAGCTCGGGGCGAACGCGGCGAACGTGAACTCGCCTTCGATCTCCGCCTCGATCTCGTCGCGGACCTCGTTGCCGTCGACGTTCGCGCCCTTCACCTCGAGCGCGCCGTCGCGCGGGATCAGGATGACGCACGCCCACTGGCCTTCCTTCGCCGAGCCGAGCACGGCGCGATCGACGGCCTCGGCTAGGTCGGGGCGGTTGACGCGCGCGGTCGCCGCCGTCTCGCCCTGCAGAACGACTTCGACGTTCGCCGGGAAGGTGCCGTCGATCAGCTTCGAGCCCAGGCGGTGCGCGTAGTTCGAGAAGGCGACCGTGTTCTCGCCGGCGTGGATCGTGACCTCATCCTCGCCCTTGAAGATGCGGAGAGCGGCGTCGATCGCCTCGTTCGGCAGGATCATCGCCGGCATCCCCTCGGCGTCCACCTCGGCAAAGGTGCGGCCGACGACCTTGGTGTTCGTGGCGGCCAGCTTCAGGCGGCCGTCCTCGAAGGTCGCCGACACGCCCTGAAGCTGGGGATAGATGGGGCCGGTCGGCTCCGTCATCGGGCGGACGCGGCCGAAGTGCGTGGCGAAGTCCTGGCCCTTCATCGTGAAGGTGACCGCGCCGGAGGCGTCGACCCAGGCGGGGAACTGATCGGCCGCTAGGGTCGGGAGCTTGGAGTTCGACCGCCCGCACTTCACGGCGAGGTGGCGGGTCTGGGGGCCGGTCTCGATGATCTCGAGCAAGATGTCCTTGTCGCGCGGGAGGCGGTTGATCAGGGCGGTGAAGGCGGCGGCGTTGACGCACACCGCGCCCTCTCCCTCGACCTTGGCCAGCGCCGTCGACTCGGCGAAACGGTCGAGGTCCGACGAGGCGACCTTCAGGAAGTCGCCCTCGGCGACGAGGCGGAGGTGCGTCAGGATCGGCGCGGGGCTGATCTTCGGCGCGACGGCCCCGCCCTTGGCCAGGGCGGCCGAGAGATTCGGCTGGGTGATGAGGAGCTTCATCAGGCGGCGACCTTGGTGCGGAAGACGCGGAGCCCCTTCGTCGCGTGGGAGGTGGCCTCGAGGCCGGCGGGGATGGCGTCGCCGTTCGGCATGACCGTCAGGTCACGGGCGCGCCAGTTCGGTTGACCGTGCGGCTTCTTGAAGGGGCGGACGGACGACATCAGCTTGCCCGGCCCCTGAACGATGGTCGGTCGGCCGGTCAGCTTCTCTCGGGCGGAGCGGCGTTCGCGCATGGCGGCCAGTTCGGCGGCGGCGGCCTTCTTGTTGACGTCCTTGAGAAGGCGCTGCGCGCCCTTCATCACAGCGCGGCGGCGCTGTTGGCGGGAAATGCTCATCATTCTCTCCTGAGATGGGCGTGGATTTAGAAGGAAGGGTCGCCGGGCGTGGTGCGCGGGGCGAAGCCGCCGTTTCGCGGGAACAGGGCGACGCCGAGCGCGCAGAGAGCGCCCTGGTAGTCCCCGGCCTCAATGGCGTGGCGGATGGTGTTGTCGGAACGCCAGGTGCGGACCTCATCGCGAGCTTCGGCGAAGTGGTTGGCGCGGAGGAGGTCGTAGACCTCGGAGCCCGTGGCGCGTCGGGCGGGTGGATAGGCCGTCAGGCGGTCCCTATCAAGAAGATCAAGCTGCATGAAAAAGCCCCGGCTGCGACTATGCAACCGAGGCTAAACGGATGATTCCGGCAAGTCAACGGATAAATCGGGCGGCGGTTCCGTTACGAAGAAGCTGACCCGACGATTTTGTGGACGTAGGCGACGCGGGTGCGGGGGATGGCGTAGACGTGTCCGTCGTCCTCAATCTCGACATCCTCGCTTGTCGACCTGGCGTATTCAGGGCGCGGCGAGAGGATGCGGAAGCGGCAACGATCGTCGTGGGACGGATCAAGCCGGGCGATGCAAACGGTGCCGTCCGTGAGGCCGAACAGGACGAAATCACCGGCCCGTGCGGGGATGCCGGGATGGACGTGAACGATCTCTCCGACGAAGTAGCGGGGCTCCATAGCGTCGCTGAAAATCGCGAAAGCATAGGCGGCCTGAACGTGTGTCAAAGATGGCGGCGCGGCCACCATGTCTATAGGTTCTGTGAACATCACCCCCATCGGCCCTCCATCCCGCGACCTTGCCGACAGGAGGTTAAGCATCCGTGGAGTTACGGGGTAAGATTCGCCCGGTGCAAACGACCGAATCTCAGCCAGCCGCCTAGGTGCTGGCGTCGCCCCTATCAAATAGTCGAGATCGCACTCGAGCACGCGAGCCAGCTTTATGAGCCGGGGCATGGCCGGCTCTTTGCTCCGTCCGTGGATCACGTCGCCGACGTAGGAAAGGCCGAATCCAGCACGACGGCTGGCCTCTCGCTCTGAGATGCCAAGCTCGTCGAGCCGCGCCTTTATGCGTTCGCCCAGGCCGCGCATGGGGCTGGGGACAGTTTTCTGCTCGTCCGTTGACAGCACCGGATTAGTCCGTTACTCGGTTGGAAAGGCCGCAACGCCCAACGGAAACATTGGTTCCGCGCACGTTGCAGCCTTTCTGGTTTCATATGCGGAATAAAACCTAGCATGGTACTCGGGATGACGCAAGCCCCAGATGAGAACGACTCTCTGCGGGCCGAGATTGAGCGCCTTCGCGCCGTCCTGGCCGATACGCAAGCGAGCGTCCCCGCTGGGTGGCGGTTAACTGCGACGGAGGACAAGGTGTTCCGTGTTCTCCTGGCGGTCGATTGCGCGACCCGAGCGGCCATCGCCCAGGGCGCGGGACTCACTGAAAACCGTTCGATCGACGTCCACCTTACCCGCATCCGCAAGAAACTCACGCCCTTCGGTGTGGAAATCGAAACGGTGCGCTCTCGCGGCTGGCGGCTGGTCGGCCGGGCCGGTTGGTGCGGCGCATTGAACTCCCAAGCCGCCTAACGTCCCGTCAACAGGAGAGCCTAAAACATGAGCATCTCGCTCAAATCCCTCAAGAAAACTGCGCCCAAAGCCAACCCGTTCGGCCTGATTTATGGTGTGGAAAAGGTCGGCAAGACCGCCCTGGCGTGCGAGGCCCCGGCCCCCGTCATGGTCCAGACCCCCGGCGAGAACCCTCCGGCTGGCATCGAGGTCGACACCTTCGGCGAGATCAAGACGCTCGACGAGTTCTTCGACGCCGTGGGCGCGCTGATCAGCGACGACCACGAGTTCAAGACCTTCATCATCGACGCCGCTGACGGCCTCGAGCGCCTGGTCTACGACGCGGCTTGCAAGCGCAACAACTGGCAGTCGATCGAAGACCCCGGCTTCGGCAAGGGCTACGTCGAGGCCCTGAACATCTGGACGAACGAAGTCCTCGCCGCGCTGTCGGACCTCCGCGAAGCGCGCGGCATGAACGTCCTGATGATCGCCCACGCGGAAATCTTCAAGTTCGACAGCCCGACGTCGGACTCCTACAGCCGCTATCGCCCAAACCTCCGCAAGGGCGTCGTCGATGCCATTCAGGCCGGTGCGGACTTCATCGCCTTCGTCAATCACCGCGTCTCGATCAAGAAGGAAGACGCCGGCTTCAACAAGACGACGAACCGGGGTGAGGGCGCGGGCCTCCGCGTGATCTATCTCGACGAGCGGCCGGGCTTCATCGCCGGCAACCGCTACGACATGCCGAGCGAGATCAACTTCAAGAAGGGCGAGGGCTGGGCCGCGCTGGCCAAGCATCTGCCGGGAGCGCCGGCATGATCGACGCCCTCCTGTTCACCTCCTCGGCCATCCTCCTCTTGCTGGCCTGGATGCTGGCGCTCTCGACGGCCAACCGCTTCGGCGCGGGCGATCGTGACGGCGGCGTCGTCGGGGTGGTCTTCACCTCGCTCGTGGTCTTCTGCGTCGTTGTCGCCGGCTACGCGGGGTGCGTCGCATGATGGACCCGGCCGAAGACTTCGTCCCCGCTGAACTGTCGCTCCGCCGCAAGGTGGCGCTGATCGGAATGCTTGGGGTGATCGCGTGGTTCGCCGTCATCGGCGTGGTCGCGACCATCTCCTTCATCTTCAACCTCGTCTGAAAGGAACAGACAACCCATGGCCAGTCTCGGTCAATCTTTCGATCCCAACTCCGTCGCGCCTGATACGGGTGCCGGCGGCGGCCTCCACCCGGCCGGCGTCTTCGAGGTGGAAATCACCGAGTCGGACGTCAAGCCGACGTCGAACGGCAAGGGCATGATCCTGAAGTTCGTCGCCGAGGGCACCGGCAACCCGAACGCGCCCGAGGACAACAAGGGCAAGAAAATCTACGGCAACATCAACGTCCAGCACGAGTCGGCCCAGGCTCAGGCCATCGGCCAGGGCCAGCTTTCGGCGCTGTGCGCGGCGGTCGGCTTCACCTCGGCGCTCGAGGACTCCGAACAGCTTCACTATCAACCGTTCTGGGTCGAGGTGAAGCACGAGCAGCGCATGGGTAAGGACGCGGCCGGCAAGTATACCGTGCCTCAGTTCTTCGACGACGGCTCCCCGAAGATGAACGCCGAGATCAAGCGCTACATCTTCGGCGACGAGGCCGGCCAGCCCCAGCCTCCGGCCCAGAAGGCCGCGCCGCAAGCGGCCCCGGCTCCGGCCCAAACCGCCCAGGCCGCTCCCGCCGCCGGCGGACGCACCTGGCAGCGCCGCCCGGCCGCCTAACACACCCTTCCTCCCGCCTGGGCGGGGCTTCGGCCCCGCCACTTTTTCCCGCGCCCTCGGGCGTGAACGGAGAACCTTTGTCTTGGCCCCGCTCCCGCAACCTCGCTCGAGCATTCCCGACCTGATCTATGCCGCCTATGAAGCGTCGGCGTCGGATTGGGACGGCCTAGGCTTCTCGCCGTCCATGCTGGGGACCGAGTGCGACCGCGCGCTTTGGTATCTGTTCCGCTGGGCGTGCGCGAAGGAGAAGTTCAGCGGCCGGATGCTCCGGCTGTTCCAGACGGGCCACATCGAAGAAGACCGGATCATCGACGACCTGAAGCGCATCGGGCTCGAGGTCCACGAGGTCGATCCGTCGACCGGCAAGCAATGGCTGGCCCGCGCGATCGGCGGGCACCTTCGCGGCAAACTCGACGGCATCATCACGGCCGGCGTCCCCGAGGCCCCAGCAAAAACTCACGTCGTCGAGTGCAAGTCGCACTCCGAGAAGTCGTTCGGCAAGGTCAAGATGCACGGCGTGCTCAAGGGCAAGTTCGAGCATTGGGTCCAGTGCCAGGTCTACATGCACGTTCGCGGCATCGACCGCGCCCTCTACGCCGCCGTCAACAAGAACACCGACGAAGTCTATTACGAGCGCGTCCGCTACGATCATGAGTTCTGTTCGCTCCTGTTCGCGCGGCTGCAGCGCGTCATCCTGACCGATCAGCCGCCGGCCCCGATCAGCGAGAAGCGCTCCGCGCCCGACTGCCGCTTTTGCAAGTCGAAGCCGCTGTGCGTCGGCGAGAGCTTCGCGCGCCTCAACTGCCGCACCTGTCTCCATTCCACTCCGCTCCTCGACGGCGACGCCGCGTGGACGTGCGCCCGCTGGGCCAAGCCGCTCCTGGCGGATGAACAGCGCGCCGCGTGCCCCTCGCACCTGTTCATCCCCGGCCTCGTGCCGGGCGAGCAAATCGACGTCGACGAGCAAGCCGAGACCGTCACCTACCGCCTGGCCAACGGCGACCTCTGGGTCGACGGCCAGGACGCCTCTCATGAACCCATCGCCAATCCCGAGTCCGAAGATGCTGAGTAACGCCATCGCCATGTCGCCAGCCGCCCCGATCGGCTGGACGCCCGCCCGCGTCGCCGAGATGGAGCGGCTGTGGCGCGAGAACCATTCGTTCAGCGAGATCGCACGCACCCTCGGCGGCGGCCTGACCCGCAACGCCGTGATCGGCAAGGCGCACCGCATGGGGCTGACCCGGCCGCCCGAGATGGCGCGGGCCATGGCGGAGATTCAGCCGAAGTCGCGCAAGCGCCAAGAGGTCACCGCCTCCGCCCGCTGGAAGGACGACGCCGGCGAGAAGAAAGGGCTTCCGGTCGAGAAGGTCGAGACCGCCAAGCCCCTCATGTCGCGCGTGTTCGGCCGCGAGTGCGCCTGGCCCGTCGACGAGGGCATGGCGTGCTGCGCGCCGGTGGTCGAGAGCGGCCAGTATTGCGCCGCGCACAAGGCCCGTGCCTACACGGGGCCGGGCAAGCCCTTCCGTGGCCTCGCCGAGTTCGGCCAGCAATCCGGCGATCCCGAACGGTGGTTCGGCGAGGGGTCGTGCTGATGGAGGTCGTGACGATCGGCGGCGCGACGCTCTACCGGGGCGACTGCCGCGAAATCCTCCCGACCCTGTCGGGCGTGAAGGCGCTCGTGACTGATCCTCCATATCGCGTCACCTCGGGCGGCTTCGGCGATCTCGAGGGCGGCTTCAGCGGGTGGATCAAGGACGCCTACGACAACAGCGGCGAGATCGTCGCGTGCGACATCGAGTGGAACGAATGGCTCGACCTCGTGCCGGCCGTCCTGGCGGATGACGCCCAGGTCTACGTCTTCTCGAACGACCGCAACCTTCAGATCGCGCGCCAGGCGGCCGAGGCGGCCGGGCTGAAGTTCCATCGCCTCCTCGTGTGGGACAAGCGCGCCGCGCTCCCGAACCGCTGGTATCAGCAGACGTGCGAGTTCGTCTTGTTCATGCGGAAGGGCAAGGCGTACATGATCAACAACCCTTCCTCGAAGGCGCTCGTGTCGCTGTTTCAGCGCGACGAGTCCAAGCACCCGACCGAGAAGCCGGTCGAGTTGTGCCGCCTCTACATCGAGAACAGCACCGCGCCAGGCGATCTCGTACTCGACCCCTTCATGGGCTCCGGCACGACCGGCGTTGCGGCCGTTCAGGCCGGCCGGCGCTTCGTCGGCATCGAACTGACCCAGGAATGGTTCGACGTGGCCTGCGCCCGCATCGAGAACGCCTTCGCCGGCGAGACGAGCCGCAAGCGCGCCGTCGCCGCGCTCAACACCGACAACGACCAACCGCTCGGGGGACTTTTCGCATGAGCCTAGACCGCCACGACCTCGCGCTGAACGTCATTCAGGCCAACGCCGGCAAGCGCGCCGAGGAGATCATCAACGCGCTCTATCGCCAGGGCCTCGCCATTGTCCCTCTCGCCGCCCCGCCCGGCACGGACGGCACGCGCGTCCTGAACCTGTCGAAGACGCCCGGCGAAATCTGGACGGCCCAGGTCGAGCACGCGCGGGTGCGCGCCTGATGTGGACGCCGCGACCCTATCAGGCCGAGGCAATCGACGCCGCGCTTGACGCGCTGGCGGGCGGCGAGGACGCGCTTCTTGTCGTCCCCACGGGCGGCGGCAAGTCGGGCATCATCGGCACGATCACCAAGGCGCTCTACCACGACTTCAGCCTCCGCATCGTCAACTGCGCGCACGTCGCCGAACTCGTCGGCCAGGCCTACGACGAACTGATCGGCATGTGGGAGTGGGCTCCGGCCGGCATCTACTCGGCAGGCCTGAACCGTCGTGAGATGCACTCGCAAATCCTGTTCGCCGGCATCGCCTCAATCTTCAAGAAGGCGCACCTCCTGGGCCAGGTCGACGTGCTGATGGTCGACGAGGCGCACATGATCCCGCGCGAGGGCAACGGGCAATATCGGCGCTTCATCTCCGACCTTCGCGAGATGAACCCCGACATGCGCCTCCTGGGCCTGACGGCGACGCCCTACCGCCTGGGCTCCGGCCGCCTCGACGAGGACCGCGTCACCAAGAGCGGCGCGGTTGAGCCGGCGCTGTTCCCCAGCGTGACCTACGAGGTGTCGATCCGCCACCTGATCGACGAAGGCTGGCTCGCGCCGCTGACGACGAAGGACACCGGCGACCTGGCGATCGACACCTCGGGCGTCGGCTCGAGCGGCGGCGACTTCAAGATCGGCGAGCTTTCGGGCGCGGTCGACAAGCCCGAACTCATCCGCGACATCTGCGCGGACGTCATCGCCAAGGGCAAGGATCGCCGCTCGTGGCTGATCTTCACGCCCGGCGTCTCGGACGCCGAGCACTTCCACGAGGAGATGACCCGCCGGGGTTTTCGCGGCGGCGTTATCACCGGCGAGACGCCGACCGGCGAGCGCAAGCGGCTGATCGAGGACTTCAAGAACTACCGCATCCGCTACCTCGTGAACTGCGGCGTGCTCACCACGGGCTTCGACCACAAGGGCGTCGACCTCCTGGCGATGGTGCGGCCGACGAAGTCGACGGCGCTCTACGTCCAGATATGCGGACGCGGCACGCGCCCGCTCTACGAGCCCGGTTTCAATCCGAACACGGCGACGGCCGAGGAGCGCAAGGCGTCGATCGCGCGCGGGCCGAAGCCCAACTGCCTCGTGCTCGATTACGCCAAGAACATCAACTATCACGGCCCCGTCGACATGGTGCAGCCGCGCAAGCCCGGCTCCGGCAAGGGCGAGGCCCCGGTGAAGACCTGTCCGCCGCATCTGGGCGGGTGCTCGTCGGTGGTTCACGCCTCCGTCATGGAGTGCCCTGACTGCGGCTTTCTGTGGGAGCGCCAGGTCTCCGAGAAGATCACCCGGCGCGCGGCCGAGGTGCCGATCCTGTCGAAGTCCGAGCCGCTGTGGATCAAGGTCCAGCAACGCACGTTCCGGCGTCACGAGAAACTCGGAAAGCCGCCGAGCGTCAAGGTCGAATACCGCTCCGGCATCACGATCTATCCCGAGTGGATCGCGGTCGAGAACGAACGCGCGCGCGGCCTGGTCTCGGCGTGGTGGAAGCGCGCCGGTGGGGCTGAACCGGCCCCGACGTCGGTGACCGAGATGCTAGACCGCGTCGGCGAGCTTCGGCCCATCGACGAGATCAGGGTCGAGGCCGAGGGCAAATACTGGCGCGTCACCGGCTGGCGGCACGCCCAGGGCCAGGCTCCCGAGGGCGAGGCGGACAAGTCGGCCTCGTGGGCTCCCCAGCGCTACGACCTGAAGCGCGACACATACGCTGACCTAGACGCGGATATTCCCTTCTGATGACTGCCATGAAACCTCTCAATGTCCTCGTCGGATGTGAATATAGCGGCACCGTCCGAGACGCCTTCAGGGCGCGCGGCCATAACGCCATGTCGTGCGACCTTCTGCCAACCGACGCCCCCGGCCCGCACTATCAGGGCAGTGTCTTCGACGTCCTCGACTACCCATGGGACCTGGCGATCTTCCATCCGCCATGCACCCACCTCGCGGTCAGCGGCTCGCGCCACTTTGAGCCCAAGCGCCTCGACGGCCGGCAGCAGTCGGCGGTGTCGTTTTTCATGCGGCTGGCCAAGGTCGACATCCCGCGCATCGCGATCGAGAACCCCGTCTGCATCATGTCGTCGGTCTGGCGAAAGCCTGATCAGACGATTCAGCCATGGCAGTTCGGCCATGGCGAGACGAAGGCGACGTGCCTCTGGCTTAAAGGCCTCCCACGCCTGCAGCCCACGGACGTCGTCGAGGGCCGCGAGGCCCGAGTTCACCGGATGCCGCCCAGCGAGGACCGCTGGAAACTGCGGAGCACGACCTATGCCGGGATCGCCGAGGCGATGGCCGAGCAGTGGGGGGATTGGATCGCCGGCGGGTGCATGGGCGAGCAAACGAGGATGTTCGCATGACCGACAAGCCCATCCGCCACACCTTCGAGGCGAAGTCCATGGACGACGCCATGCACCTCCTCCGCGCCGCCCAGGGAGCCTATTGCTTCGTCTGTCGGCGCTCCGCCTGGCCCAAGGGCCTCATCTACAAGAACCTGGCTGTGTGCGCCCCGTGCGCGCCGTTCGCCCTAGCGAGAGAACTCATGAACGACGTCGACGAGACCGAAGCCGCCGCCCTCCGCGTTGGGATAGACCGCGCTGGCGAATATCTCGCATCCATCGAGAAGTTCGACTTGCGCGATCTCTCAGACGCCGAACTCGACGCCTTCTCTGCACATATGCTGTGCGGATACTCTGAAGCCATGAGCGAAGCCGCGAAAAAATCCCCGCCCATGTAGGGCCATCGCGCCCGACTCGCCTCACTGTCACGCCTCGCTCTAGGGTTTCTGAATGTCGTCTCCTTTCGCCATCGCTGGGCCTGGCCTGCGCGACAACGGGATTTCCGTCTTGCCGATCATGCCGGGTGCGAAAGCGCCGGGCACGATCACGGGCGGCACCTGGCGGCTCGAGCACGGCTGGTCCCGCTTCTGTGACCGCCTCCCGACCAAGTTCGAGATGGGCGCGTGGGTGAAGTGGCCCGACGCCGGCGTCGGCGTGGCGCTCGGCACGGCCAGCGGACGCGACGGCCAGATTCTCGTCTGTCTGGACTTCGACACCGACGACGCGCGGCTGATCGGGTGCATTCACGAGATCGTCGATCCGAGCCCCGTCCGCAAGAAGGGCCGCAAGGGCTGGGGCGGCTTCTACCGGGCGAACCCGGCCGTCGAGAATCGCTCCTACAACATCAACGGCGAGCGGGTGCTCGACCTCCTGGCCCACGGCCGCCAGACGGTGCTTCCGCCGACCATCCACCCGAGCGGCGGGGAATACGTCTGGCTCGGCAAGGACACCCTCGAGAACCTCGACTTCGACGACCTTCCCGAACTGCCCGACGACATCGGCGACCGCCTGGCGGAAGTTCTCGCCCCGTTCGGCTACAGCGCCCCAATAGAGCGCGGCCCCGCGCAGGACGTCACGCTCGCCGGGGAGAGCATTCACCGGGAACTGAACGACGCGGCCCTTCTCAACCTCGACGCCTGGGTGCCGGCGCTCCAACTCTACGGCTGCACGCGATCGGGCGGGCACTATCGCGCCGTCGCGCACTGGCGGTCGTCCGCCTCCGGCCGGCCGCTGGCCAAGCGCTCGACCAATCTCTCGATCGCCCCCGAGGGCATCAAGGACTTCGGCGACGCCGACAAGGGCTATACGCCGCTCGACCTCGTCATGGCCGCGTGTGGTGCCGATCTCGACACGGCGTTCCGTTGGCTGCAGGATCACGTCGCCCCCCAAAAACCCGTTGTGCTCGCGGCGAAACCCGTCGCGTCCGATACCGTTCCCGCACCGCAAAAAAAACACGGAAATCTGGCGGGCCTGATCGACCCGAACGCGGAGCCGATCGCCGAGGAGGAGACGTCGGAGGAACAGGTCGAGGAGGCGGCCGTCGAGATCGTCGCCGCCGGCGCGGGCCAGGTCATCCCCGATGCGGTGTGCTTCCCGCCCGGCATCCTGGGCGAGACCGTGGAATGGATCGTCGACAGCGCGGACACGCCATCGCCGCAACTGTCGCTCGGCGCGGCGATCAGCCTCCTGGGCGGCCTGATGGGCCGGCGCTTCGAGGGGCCGACGCGGGCGCGCACGAACTTCTATGGCGTCGGCGTAGCGCCGACCGGCTTCGGCAAGGATCACCCGATGAAGGCGTGCGTGACGCTGGCCTACGCGGCCGGGCTGCACAAGTTCATCGGCCCCGAGGACGTGAAGTCCGACTCCGCGATCCGCAAACTCCTCGAGGCGCGGCCGTCCGTGTCGCTGTTCATCGACGAGTTCGGCGGCTACCTGAAGAAGATTCTCGACCGGCGCGCGGCGGCGCACGACAAGCGCTCGCGCGACATGCTCCTGACCCTGTTCTCGCGCGCCAACGGCATCTATGGCGGCTCGGAGGGCGCGACTGAGAAGGCCGTGCCGATCATGAACCCGAACCTGGGCGTCTACGGCGTGTCGACGCCCTCGGACCTCTGGGGCGCGTTCTCGAGCGCCAGCGCCGAGGACGGCCTTCTCCCGCGCTTCATCGTCTATTCGGTGCCCGAGGGCCGGCCGGAGATTGTCGAGGCGTCAGCGGACCCGAGCGAGCCGCCCATGGCCCTGATCCAGCGCCTCCGCGCCATGATGGACGTGCGGCCGAAGGGCAACCTCAACGGCGTCGGCGGCAACGTCAACAAGCCGATCCGCGCCGAGTGGGGGGAGGGGGCCGCCGAGTGGTTCTCCGTCTACCGGAACATGAAGCGCGAGGAGGCGATAGTCTCTGGCGGAATGCGCGAGATCGTGGCCAGCCGCCAGGCGGAGCACGTCATCAAGCTCGCCCTCGTCTACGCGGTCGGGTGCGCTCCCGAGGCCCCCGTGATCACCGTCGCCTCGCTGGAATGGGCGCGGATCGTGGCGGAGTGCTCGGGGGCGGCCTTGCTGGGCGCGCTGGAATCGCGGGTCGCCGACAGCGACAAGCAGGCGGAATATCTGTGGGTGCTCCGCACGGTGCGCGAGGCCGGCGCGGACGGACTCAAGATGGCCGACCTCGTGCGCGCGGTGCGCGGCAAGTTCGACAAGCGCCGGTTCGACGACATCCTCGGCCAGCTTGAAGCCGCCGAGGAGGTCGAGAAGGGCATCAGGTCAACGGCGAAGGGCGGCAAGCCGACGATGCGTGTGTGGGCTCGCGGGGCGATGGCGGAGGCGGCTTAGGTCTCTGCCTTATAGTCGGTGTCGATCCGGCGGCGGTTGTGGCGGTTGTCTCGTGTGGCGAAGACGACGCCTGGACGCGACATAGCCGCCGCAATCTCGGCGTCGTTGGCCGTAACCGATCCGAACTCGCGAAGCGTTCGCGCCGCGATCCCGAGTGCTCTTGCGGCGACTGCCTGGGATGGTGCGGCGACAACGCGCCGTCCAGCCTCGGGCGTGCCGATGCCGTAGACCTTTAGGCGGACCTCGCGACGGGCAGAGCGGTCGGTCACGACCGGCGATCCCGGTTGTTCGCGACCTCGTAGCGAGCCAACTCGAGCGCATCCGGGGAGTCCATGACAGCCAGGCGCGCGGCGTCGGCCTCGGCGTCCAGCGCGGCGAGGAAGGCGAGGGCAGACCCGCGACCCGCCACGCCCTCCGCGACCTTTCGCACGAGCGCCAGCATCTCGCCGACCTTGCCCTTCACGATGTGGTCGGCCGCCGCTTGGGCGCTGGCGCGGTGGTGCGCCGCGATCCGCTCCTCATAGGCGGCCTTGCGGGCATCGACCTCGACTTGGGTTGGGACCAGGCCGCGCGACAGGGCAACGGCGATGATCTCGAGGAAGTGCTCTTGCTTCTCGGCCGCCGCGCCTTGGTGGCTGTCGTAGGTGGAGAGCTTGACGCCCTCGTCTCCCAGGTCGCGCAGATTGTAGCCGCGAGAGAAACCCGAGGGGCGGAAGGTCGCGCGGTGCTCGCCGTCGATGATGACCTTGCGGTCGTAGCCGATCGACGACGGATAGGGCTTGTCGCCCCTCACGATCTCGATGGCGTGCTCGGCGAAGATCGCCTGAACGGCGGCCAGGTGGCGGTCGACCGCTTCCTTGGCGGCGGCCTGGGCGGCTTCGCGGGTGGGAAGATCGCGGGCGGAGGGGCAGAACTTCACGTCGTAACCCCAGGTCTTCGGCTGATTGCTGTAGCCGCCGAACGACTGGACACACGGCGCGGCCAGGGTGAGGGCGGGGTTCCACGCGGTTTTCATCAGGGTCTCTCCCGTTGCTGATATGCGTTTTTATTCCATGCGTCGGAGGGGCTGTCAACGGATAAATCCGCCGAGCACGAAAAAAGCCCCGGTGGTGTGCCGGGGCTTTCGTTCCTAGTGGGCGGGGCTTAGGGCTTCTCGGTCGATCCGATCTGGCGCAGGGCTGAGGCGGCGCGGTCTAGGCGTTCAATCTCGGCAACGATCAGAGCACCGGCCTTCACCAGATCGCGGCGTCGATCTCCCGTTGGCTTCCACCAGCGAGGGTCCCAAGATGCGGGCCAAGGGGTCGGCACGCGCTTTTTCCTCGTCCCCCACACTGGCGTTTCACCCCGGCCGCCCGAAACATCGTCTGTGTAGGTGACGACCTTGCTTCCGCAATCGACCCCGCCTGCGTAGGAAGCGGCGGCCAAGCCCAGCGAGTAATCGTCGTGCTCGTCGTCGTGTTGGGGCGTCCAGCCTTCGCCTTCGACTTGCCGCCGCCGCTCTTCAATGATCGCCTCCACCGCCACGGACAGCCGGGGGTCGGGCGTAGGCGGGTGGGCGAAGAGCGGCACATTGATCCGGCTGTTCGGCTCACCCCACATGCTTGCTGCCTCACGAGGATTGGCCTTCAACCGATCCATCTGAAACGGCAGCGTCCACGCCACCGCCTCCCCATCGCGGGGCTCCGGCTTGTAGGCATCCGGGGCGGCGGGGCGGTCCTCTTTTTCGACACCTCTAGGTGTTCCACAGTAACAGTGAGCCATTTCGTCCGAGAACGAAGTGCGGCCCCAACATTTCGGGCCATGTCTCCCCTCCCCCGCATCGGTGGCGCGGGGCTCCGCTCCTGCCGTGAGGGCGGCGATGTAGTCCTTGACCGGATCGGGGCACCAATCAGCGATGTAGCGCTCAACATCCGCTTTGGTCCAACCTTCCGACAGCGCCACAGGGGCAGGCGCGGCGGGGGTGGCGCGACCACTGGCATCGCTCGTCTCGCGCCAACGCCGGCTGGCATCGGCGGACTTGGCGCTGCTGTAGGGCTGGGGCCAAGGCCTTGCGTCATTCGTCATTGCTCAAGCCCTCCCCAGCACCGCCTCGACGCGGTCAGCGGCGACCGTCGCCTGGCCGCCGAACACGCGGGCCGTCTCCGCGACGCCGGGCGGGATGGCGGAGCCGAGGCCCTGAAGCTCATCAGCCAGCGCGGACGCCCGGCGGGCGATGTCGGCGAGGTCATGAGCCACCTGACGGCCAGCGGCGCGGGCCTCCTCCATCAGGGCGGCGATCTCTTGGGAACGGGTCATGCAATCTCTCCTCTGCAATGACGGAATGAAACCGCACATGAGGAATAAAGTCAAGCGTTATCGCGGTCGATCAGCGCGAGAACTTCGTCGCCGAGTTTCGTCCGCGTCCAGCCTAGGCGGCCCAGGCTCACGAGGCCCTCGAGCGCGGGGCGCGTCAGGTCGTGGCGTGCGGCTGTCTCCGGCGAGCGAAGGGCCGCGATCGCCTCGGGAATGCGCGGCACAACGTTCCGCCGGAGGATGTCGTCGCGACAGGCCGCCTTGTGCTGGGCCAGGCGCTCCGCATCCTCCGGCGAGATCGTACCGGCCAGCTTCGTCCGCTCGAGCGGCCAGGCCTCGGTGAGGTCCAGCCGTCGAGGGTCGAAGCGGAAGCGGTCGGCGTCCGAGGTCACAGGATTTCGAGCACCGGAGCGCCGTCGTCACCCCAGAAGACGCGCCACTGGCCAGGCACCGCATAGCGCTGGAACCGGCCAGCGCGGAGGCCGGCTAGGGCCTCCGCTTGGGTCAGGGTCTTCACGAGACGCGGCCTAGGTCGTCGAGCGCGATGGTGTAGAAGTTGCCGGAGAACTCGACGGCCGCGATGCCCTGGGCGATGTGGCGGATTTCGCCGACGTCGTCGCTGTAGGGGCCGACCACGCTATCGCCAACGGAGAGCGGCCCCGCCGGGGCCGGCTCGTGGCCCGCGAAGCTCTCAGCTTTGGGCCACTCCGTCACGCGCTCGATGCGGAGCGGCTTGTGCGCGTCGCGGTGATCGACCTCGCACACCTTGACCCGCACGAGCACCGTGTCGCCCGGCTTCACGTCCTCCACGCGCACCGGCCGGAGGTCGCGGGCGACGTCGGCGATGGTGCGGATGGGCTCGTCGTGAGGCCGGATTTCGTTGACGTCGTAGGTGTACTCGCCTCGACCCTGACCGTCCCAATCCACACGCCAGGTTCCCGGTTGCACGACTTCAGCGATCGTGCCGGGGATGCTGCTGGCGAAGTCGCGGCCCCTCGGCCAGTAAACGACCCGGTCGCCGACCTTGAATGCGGCCTCCTCGGAGCCGGAGGCGACGGGAGCGGCGGCGGGCTCATCCTTCGCGATGCGGAAGGCGACGATGTCGCCGGGGTGAGGGGCCGCGTCGTGCGTCCAGTCTTCAGCGGCGCAAGACTCGCCCGCAATCTGAGCGAAGGCCTCATCGCCGTCACGATGGCGGACGTCGACCCGGACACCCGGCACCGGGTTTTCGCCGCCGGCCCAGGTGATCCACCCATCGGCGTCAGGACGTCCGATGAAGGTGACGTGACAAAGGCTGAAGGCACCCGACATGCCGTTGACGCGAACAGCGATCGAATCGAGTCGGCCGTCGTAGGTGTCTTCGACCACGGCGACACCGCTCCACAACTTACGCGCCGTTTCGTTGCCGCAGTCGTAGTCGATCACCACCACGTCACCCACCTTCAGGGGGCGGGCCGTCGCGCTGTTCAGGCGCTCGCCCTGGGGCGGGGCGGCGGGAGCCTCAACCGACGTGGCCGGGCGATGCACGAGGCGGAAGGTTCCGCCCGGCCAATGACAGACATAGCCCGCGTCGCAAGCCTCGATCATGCAGCCGTCGCTATAGGCGATGGACAGCCCCTTGACCGTGTAGCGCCTGCCCTGGGTTAGGCGACGGCCGATTTGCCCGGTGGAATAATCCTCGAGCGCCTCCACCACGTCGCCCGGCTGCAGCTTCACGACCTCGCCGGCGCGGGCGATGAGGGTGAAGTTCTTCAGGAGCCATCCGCCGAGCGTGGCCCACTCCCCGCCGACCCTCAACTCCACGTCGCCGCTAGACGTGGGCGATGGTTTTGCTTCAAACACGTCGCCAATCTCAACCGGCCGGGGGGTGCAGAGGATAGGGCTAAGCAACCTCACCACGTCACCCACGCGCGGCTCCTCGCCGCTCTTGTAGGCAGTTCCCATCTAAGCTCTCTCCTGCAATGATTTGGGAATAAAAACTTATGTAGTCGTGACCCGCTTCTAGGGGCGTGTCAACCGATTTTTCCGTTGGCCCGAGCCTCGCGGCGGGCCAGCACACGGCGCGCGGCCTCGGCGGCCTGGCCTTCGCCCGACGCGGTGCGGGCCAGGGCTTCCGACGACGTCGGCTCGCGCACCTCGCCTCGCGCGATCAGGGCCGCCCATTCGACGCGCAAGGCGGCCCGGCGGGCTTCTAGCTCGGCGTCGGCCGCGACCATGCGCTTGACGGCTCGGCGGTGCGCGGCGTCGCTCATGTGGCCGCGCGCGTGCAAGCCCGGCTCGCCGAACAGGTGACGGCCCGCGCCGCGCGATGTGGCGAACGCCTCGAAGGTCTGGACGATCACGCGGGGCGTTCCAACTGGCCGACGCACTCGCCGGCATCCCAGAGCGCGCCGTAGCGGACGCGATGCGCCTGAAGGTTGATGTTGTTGTGAAACGGATTCACCTCGGCGGGCTTGGCGAGGCGGAGGAGGCCCGCATAGCCGCCCGCATAACCAAGGTGCAGTTCGTCGCGCGAGCGCGTCCCGTATTTGTCGCGGCGGACATACTTGAACATCTGGCCAGGTTCGCGCCCCTCGTCGTGGTGAGGCCCGCTCGCCCAGGTCACTTCGGCCCAGGCGTCGCCGAACCACGAATGAAGCTGGATCAGGTCGCCGACCTCAATGCACGGGGTCGGCCCATCTGTGCGGGTGTCGTGCATCACGCCGCGCCCTCGAACACCACCGCACCGAAGCCCAGGCCGGTCAGGTGCTCGGCAATCGCGGCGTTGGCGCAGTTCATGGCGGAGGAGGCCCGCCCACCTTCCACCGTCACGGTGTGGTACGGCGTCAGTTCGATGCGAGCGGCCCAGGTGCGGCCCTCGCGGGCAATCGTGCCGATCATCGCGCCAACGTGGCAGGGAGCGCCGCCGATGGCCGCCAGGACCGCGCGTGGGGCATACAGCCGCCAGATGGGACGGCCGCGCATGTCCTCGCACCTCCACTCGAGCGAGACAGCCTCGCCAGCGGGAGCCGGGCCAGCAATGGGGCGGAGGCGTTCGGCGGCCGAGATCGGGTCCAGCGTCACGCCGTCCAGTGTCACGGCCTCGATGATGCAGCGACCCTCGCTGAAGTCATAGGCGCACTCGATCGAGTGGCCCAAGGCCTTCGCGACGTTGACGAGGCGGGTAAGTTCGGCGTTCGAGATCATGGCGTGTGCTCCGTGTTGATAGGTGGTTTTATTCCACACATGGCGGAGCGCGTCAACGGATAAATCCGGCGTCTCGCAACATTTTCTCAGTCGCTCGAGGCACGCCGCGCCAGGGCGTGACCTGGCCACGGTAGAAGATCGCGCACTCGGCATGTTGCAAGCGCCAGTGCTTGCCGGGGCGAGGGTCTTTCGTGCGCTCGAAGTGGCCGGCCCCCGCGTCGACCGTCTCGCGGCATCGGTAGCAGGGGCCGGGGTGGCGGTTACGCATGGGGCGGAATCTCGGGGCGTTCGGGCCAGGTGAAGGCGAGGCCGATCCGGCGCGCGCAATCGAGACCCACCGGCCCGATCACGACCGGCGCGGAGTGGGTGCGCCGCGCCCTGATCTCGACCACCGCCCCGGCGAAATCCTCGGGATGGATCACGTCGTGCGTGTCCAGTTCATAGGCGATCCACCGGCGCGGCTGGCCCGGCGCTAGGTCGCGCTGGCACCGCTCGCAGTAGTCGGCCGTCTTCGGGTCGCGCCGATAGTCGGGGTCGAGGTTGGCGACGCGGTAGGGTCGGGGGTTACGCATCCTTGACGCTCGCGCGGCCCGCATCGAATGCCAGGGCGAGGAGGGCGTAAAGCTGCGCCTCACTGAGCACGCGGGTTGTGCATGGCCCGCCGCCGTGGCCCTTGCGGCCGGATAGCAGGCGGGCGGCGTTGTGAGAGGCCCAGCGGTCGGCCTCGGGACTGACCTTGGCGGGCTTTGAGGTGGCGTCGCTCATTCCGGCAGTTCCTTAATCGTCGCCTTGATCGAGCCATCACACCGCGTCGCGGCGGTCTTGCGCCTTGCGAGCATCTTGCGGGCCAGGTTCTCGGCGAGCTTCTCGTGATCGACGGACACGACGAGTTCAAAGCGGGAGCCGTCGCGGCGCTTGAAGGTGTGGCGGGTCATTGATCCATGAACCTGAACAAGCGCCCCTCGTCGGAGGCCGCGCAGTTGATGACCACCGACTCGCAAGGCGAGACGATGCGGAGGCCGGAAGGGCTGGGCTCGATCAGGCAAGCGCCGCCGGGGAACTTGCGGTCGTATTCACGGGTCAACTCGCCGACGCGGCTCGTCGTGCTTTGGCCCGTGACGTGGCGGGCGACGGCGTTTGCGAGGATGCGGGCGGGGCGGGTCATGGCTCAGGATTCCAGCCGCTCGAAGCGATAGCCGCTCGCGTGGAACTCCGAGGGCGACGCGGTGGTCATGTAGCGGTCGTTCCAGTCGGCGGAACCGGCGCGGGCCAGGTCGACGGGGCCGTCGATCCGAACCGACATGCGACCGGCGGCCGATCGGGCGGCGCTGTCGCTGGCGTAGCGGGCGAACTCGACAGCCTCCGGCCCCATGCCGTCCGCGCCGAAGCTCTTGAACTCGTATTGCTGGGTCATGGCTCAGCCCTCAAAGTTCGCGCGGATGAGGGTCGCCAGCATGGTGCGGGCGCGGTCGGCGATAGCTTCCTCGAGGTGAGGCTTGAAGGTCGCCGAGGCGATGCCGCGATTGCTGCAGGCGTCCAGCGCAGCCCCGGCGGCGGACACGGCGTCACGCACAGCGTATTCCATGCCGTCCAGCATGGCGGCGATGGCCAGGGCGTCGCCCTCATCCTTCGCGCGGATCATGCCGACCTGGGAGGCGTGGCCCGATCCGACGTTGTAGACTCCGAGGTGGCCCATAGCCGAGTTGACGGTGACGACCGTCTCGCCGCGCGCCCAGATGCCGGGCGAGTGCTCGGCGAAGCCCGCGAAGGTCAGGACGTCGGCGGCGGTGGTGGTCTTGCTGGCCATCTGTGGCTCTCCCTTGATGATATGAGGAATAAAGCAGCATATGAGGGAGGCGTCAACGGATATTTCCGGCGAACAGCGTTATTTTATTGTTCGCGGTGGTTTGGCAGGGTATCGGAAACCCAGACCCCAAACCTCCTCCAAAAATCTTCAATAATATCATATATATAGTATATATATTGAGGGGGTTTATATAGGTATTGAAGGTTTAAGGGGGGGGAGGGTATTTCATACAAGGTTTTATTCCTGAGTTATGGGAGTCTCTATAGCGCAAACCTCGGAAACCCGCTTTACCCTCGAAACCCCGGCCACGAAAAAGGCCGCCCGAAGGCGGCCCCGCTCGGTGTCCTGGCGGCTCTCACTTCGCCGCGCGCACCTCCTCCCAATCGTCGCGGCATTGCTCGCCGTAGACCGCCCGGCCCGCCTCGCGCCACCACGCCCGGCCCGCCTCGACTTGGCCCGCCGCGCCGCTCGCCTGGGCGCGCTCGATGCACTGGCGGGTCTCCTCCGCCGGGGAGCCGTCGCCGGGCGCAATCGGCTCAATGCGCTTGCATGTCGGAAACTCATCCTCGGCGGCGCGATAGAGCGGGCCGGTTGCGCCCTCGCACCCATAGCCAACGAGGCGGGTCGGGTCGGCCGGCCGGCTGGGCTGGGCCGTGGCCACGATCCAGAAGGGCGCGACGGCGAGGGCGACAGCGGCGGCGGAAAGCATGAAGCGCATGGGGCGAACCTTTCAGGCCAGGTGAATGCGGAAGACGTCGGCGGCGGGCGTGACGCGATAGGCGCGCTTGCCGCTGTTGATCACGAGCGAGACCACGTCGCGGGCCTCGAGCGACACGGCCCAGACGAAAGCGCCGTAGCTGTTCGAGGAGATCACGAACACGTCGCGGCCGTGCTCCTGGGCGGAGCGAGCGGCGGAGCGAACCGCGCCCGAGAGATCGGCGGCGCTGTAGCGCTTGCGCCAGGTCTTAGGCTTCTCGCCCTTCAGCGTGGCGGTCGCCTGGACCTCGAGGGTCTCGCGTTCGATTTGCATGTCGGTCGCTCCGTTCTGATGCCCCAACCATGCCGCGAATAAAAACGCATGTCAACCGGATTTATCCGTTGACACGCCCGTTTTTATTCCACATATTAGACCCATCGAAACGGAGACACCGCCATGACCTCGAACGTGATCAGCTTCGCCGCCTTCAAGAACGACCGCCGCGCCGCCGCCGAAACCGCCAAGCGCGAAGAAGCCAAGGCCGCCCGCATCGAGAAGGAGCGCCAGGAGATCGCCGACAGCCTGGGCGGCACGGCCGGCGCTCACATCATCGCCGACGTGCTGACCGACCTGAAGGCGAAGGAGCAAGAGACGAAATACGTCCCCGCCTATTGCGACCCCTCGAACGAAGTTCGCGGCGCGAAGTATGAGGCGACCCGGAATCTCGACATCACCGAAATCGCCAAGCGGATGCGCGCTGACATCAAGGCGCTGAACCTCCGCCCCGGCTTCAAGGTCGCCGTTCGCACTCAGCGTTATTCCGGCGGCCAGTCAATCGACATTCGCGTTACGGCCCTGCCCGATGACTTCCGCGTCTATTCCGAGGCCCGCGCGTCCTGGGACAAGCAGTTCCCGAACAGCTACCGCCCGCCGCTGTCGGTCGCCGATCAGCACAGCCCCGAATATAACGAGGTTAAGGCGAAGCTCGAGGCGATCCACAACGCCTATAACCGCGACAACAGCGACAGCATGACCGACTATTTCGACACCCGCTATTATGGGTCGGTCAACTTCGAGGGCACCTGGGAGCGCGGCAAGGCCGAAGTCGAGGCCAGCCCCGGCACCTACTGGCACCCCGACAGCGCCCGCTAAATCGACCCCGCATTTTTTCGCCCCGCGTGCCGGATTTATCCGTTGACACGCGGGGCGACATGCTGTTTTATTCCCTCATCAGCAAGGGAGATGCAGTTATGTGGTCACGCGGAAAAGACGCCGAGAACCCCGGCAAGTTCGCCTTCGAGCTTTGGGACGGCTTCGACCTGATCAAGCGGGTTGGCGGCTTCGACACGGCCCAGGAAGCCGACCGCGCCGCCGAGGCCGCCCAGCGCGCGCACCTGTTCCCGCAAGCCGAGGAGCCGCTACCGGACGACATCGCCAATATGTCGATTGAGGAGCTAGGGCGCGAGCTAGGCCTAGAATAGCCCCTCCCGCCACCCGACCCGCCCCGAACCCTAGGCCCGCAAGGCCTAGGGTTTTCGCATGGCCGCAACCGATCGAGTGAGCAACCGAATCCCTGAGTGGCGACTGCAGGCCGAACAGGTCGCGGAGCTTGAACGGCTCGAGGCCCTCGGCCATGCGTTCGCCTATGCCGCCGGGCTCGAGGGCGTGCCCCTGACGCCGAAAAAGCGCCGCGAGATGCGAGCCCAAGGCATGAAGGCCGGCGAGCCTGACTTGCGATTCTACTTCCCCGGCGCGCGCTTGATCCTCCTCGAGAACAAGGCGGATGGCGGCTCGCTCTCGAAGGATCAGCGCGAGCGCCACGCCCTCCTAACTCGCCTGGGCTTCGAGGTGCGGACTCGCAAGATGCTGACGCTCGAGGAGGCCCGCCAGGTCGTGCGCGACATCGTCGAGGAGTTCGCGCCCCTTGGCTGAGATTCGCCTAGAGCTTGAAGGCCGCGAGCTTCGCCGCTTTCGCACCCTGGCCAGCGTGTCGCGCACGATGGCCGCAAAGTCGCTGACATTCACGGCGGAGAAGGCCGTCCCCGCTTGGCGGGCCGGTCATCACGTCTTCACGAAGCGCCGCCCATGGATCGACTCGGGCGTGCGGATGCGCCCCGCCACGGCGGGCAACCTGAATGCGCGCGTCGGGACAATCGACCTCTACATGGGCCGCCACGTCGTCGGCATTGGCGACGAAAAGCGCGCCAGCGGCCGGGGTCTATTCGTCCCGAACGAACCCGCGCGGCAACAGGGCACACACACCCAGATCAGACGGCGCATCTCGCGGATGCGCTCGACCCAGCGCAAACCGTTCTGGATCGACTACGCGGGCGGGCGGCTGCTAGTCCGCCGCAAGGGCAAGGCCCGCACCCCCTTGACCGTGCTAGGGCGCTCGCGCTCGAGCGTTGACATCCCCGAACGCCTGGACGCCCTCGGCATCGTGTCGGGCGTAGTGCATCGGGAGTTCGGCCCCGTGTATGAGCGCCTCTTGCTCCGATGGGCGGAGACGGGGAGGGTCTAAACCCCCGACAATCAGGACGACGCCACACGCCCGCCCGCTCCCCGCTGGCGGGCGTTGCCATGTCCAGCGCCACGCGCACCCGCGCCCCCACCACGCCCCACCCATGCGCTAGGCCAGGCCATAGGCCCGCCCTATCCCCCGTCCTCTACGATAGGTCGAGGCTATCGACACACGCCCAGGCCATAGCCTCGGCCTATTAGGCTATAGATTTTCCTTATGCAAATCTCTGCAAATCATCAGCCGATGACATCAGTGGTTAGTTGAGAGGGGATCGCAACGAGACGCGACCCACAGGCTAACCAATTGAAATGTAACAACATTTTGGGTCCTCCCCCGGCCCCCGACGTGCGGGTATCGCGCGAAC